ATTTCAAGATGCATTAACTTGCCCCAATGATATTTTTGACCTCAACTTAAAAATTATGGGAGACCCGTATTATATTGCGCATAGTGGTTTAGGAAATTATACTTCAGAAGCTACACAGTATGCAAATTTAAATGCTGACGGCACAATGAATTACGAAAACGGGGAAGTAGATATTATTGTTAATTTCAGGTCCCCGATAGATATTAATCAAACTACAGGGCTTTATAACTTTGGCCCTAACACTAAAACAGCACCAGTTAACAGATTTAGCGGAGCTTATTGTGTAACATCGGTGAGCAATGTATTTGATGAACGCGGTCAATTTACGCAAACAATACATGCTTTTCGACGTGCTGATCAAGAATCTGAACTAACAGCAACACCAGAAGAATTGGCAGGATCTGCCGCAATACCAGATCCAACAAATCCAAGCGGATCGATGGATTCTCCAGACGACTCTGCAGAAGAAAGCGGAACTTAAATGTCAAATTATACAACACCTAATAGTACTCATTATTCTAGCTCAGAGTATCCGTCGACTCCGTCCGGCCCGTTTTTAGCCACGGTAGTTGGGCATCAAGACGGAAAATATATGGGACGTCTTAAAGTATTAATAGAACGTCCGGGCTCTGGAAATAAAGATACCACCGGGCAAACTCGAACTGTTGATTACATGAGCCCGTTTATGGGTGTTACTAGTTTTGATTTTACCACAGAAACCAACGACTACGACAATTCACAAAAAAGTTACGGCATGTGGATGATACCACCGGACGTGGGATCAACGGTTTTAGTAATGTTTTTAGCCAACGATCCTAAAAGAGGATTTTGGATAGGCTGTGTACCTAAGGAAGATTCATTTGTAAATTTTATGACCCCAGGTCTTGCCGCAACTAAATTTGCGTTCTTAGATGATGCAAGTCTTTCTGCAACAGAAGATAGTCAAGGCAGAGAATTACGAGTTCCAGTTTCAGAATATAACAAAAAAGTTCCTGAAAATTCAGGAGCTCAACCGCCTACTACATTTAAAAAATCAGTTCATCCGTTAGCATTATATTTAGATGCTCAAGGATTATTGTTAGATGATGTGCGCGGCATCACTACTAGCAGTGCTAGACGAGAAACACCTAGTAGCGTGTTTGGAATAAGCACCCCTGGCCCGGTGGATCAATTAGGAAAAACAGGTAGTCTTGGAACTGCAAATGCAAGTGTGCCAGACGCTCCTGTTAGTAGACTTGGTGGTAGTACTTTTGTTATGGACGACGGCCATAACAAATATCTCCGTAAGACTAGTGCCAGTAAAGGTCCTCCGGTATACGCCAGTGTAGAAGATGGTGAGACTGACGGCGATCCAACACTTTTACACAATGAACTAATTAGATTGCGCACAAGAACTGGTGCCCAAATATTATTTCACACTACTGAAGATTTAATTTATATCACAAATAGTAGAGGTACTAGCTGGATTGAAATGACCAGCGATGGCAAAATAGATGTGTATGCGCAAGATAGTATTAGTGTGCATACAGACAATGACATGAATTTTTTTGCAGGCAGAGATATTAATTTAGAAGCTATTAGAAATATCAATATCAAAGCAGGCGGCAATCATCAACTAGAAGTTATAGGAAATAAAACTATCATCGTAACTGGTAATAGAACAATAAGTGTAAAAGGTACACACGACGAAACTATCATAGGTGCTACCAATTTATCAATACAAGGCGATTATAGCCAACTATTAAATGGAAATTTAGGGATTACAGTTGCCAAAGATACTAATATAAATGTCACTGGCGGAACTGCTATTACTAGTGCAAAAGATTTTAACGTTAAAACAACTGGCGGAAATAATCTAACTGCTGGCAAAGCCACAAACATCAAGAGCGGAGGCAATCATGTGGAAACAGCCGCGCAAATTCATATGAACGGACCAGCTGCCACAGCCGCTACAGAAGCAACAAAAACTACTAAGGCTAAAATTCCTGTAGCTTTAGCTGTATATCCTAATCCAACTGAAACAGACGGAACAACAATTAACAGCATTATGTTAAGAGTGCCTACAACAGAACCATATCCGCATCATGAAAATTTAAATCCAGAATTATTTAAACGAGATAAAACAGATGCCAACGCCGCAAATAGTTCGGCACAATCACAAGTATCGGGGTAACATATGAGTATATTTTCTAGAATTAGTACAGACTTAGGTGAAGTTAAAAAACTTGCAAGCATTGCACACCTTGGTAACGGCATTAGCATTGATGCTGCCAAATCTTTAATTTCAAAACAATTAGGTGCCGTAACATCTGGACTCACTGGCGCAATTACTACAGCAACAAAATTAGCAGGAACGGCAACAAAATTATTAGACACAGCTAGTAAAATTAGCGGAGCTAATCTTCCCAGCCCAGTACCTTCAGCGCCAGTAGTTTTTAGTACTCCTCCTATAATTAAAATTGGGTGCAGTAAAACCCAGCTAGTAGTTGTAGCAAACAACCAAGACTCTATATATTTTAGTTGGGAAATTATAGGGGCTACCAGTTTTTCAATTGTTGATTCGCGTCCTTATATAACATTGCTACAAACCAACCCAGGACAATTTGGATTTGGCCCAATTACTCCTACATTAGGAGGATCAGATTTTAAAGGTGCTAGCTTTACTATCACTGCTTCTAACAGCCGTGGAACTACAGTTGAATCAAGACAGTGGACACTTGTTCAACCGGCTACTTAAAAGAGAACTTATATGGCAGATACTCCTACGGAATTAACACCAAGCATAGAACCAGTTATAGGAACAGCAATAGAAGTTCCAAAAGACTATTGGAAAGCCTACTCAACAAATAAAGATGTGTTTGATAGACCCCCGCCTCCTGCGGACTCAGAAGATCAAGCCAATGCTTAACATAAGGAATAATCATGGCATCAAACAGTAATTTATACGATAAAATTGTTTTACCAGCAGTTAGACAACTCACAGATAGCCCTACAAAAATGTATAAAGGGTTTAGCACTATTAGTGGCAATACAGAAAACTATAATCTTTATGATTTTGATTTAATCAAACAAGACATATTAAATCATTTTCATGTCAGACAAGGGGAAAGACTGATGAACCCGGCTTTCGGATGCGCCATTTGGGATATATTATTCGAGCCATTAACCGAGGCTGTGAAAGATATCGTGCTGAAAAATGTTAATACTATAGTTAATTATGATCCTAGAGTACAAGCAGAAAATGTTATAGTAACTTCTTATGATACTGGAATTCAGATTGAATTAACCTTGCTTTATGTGCCCTATAACCTACAACAAACGTTACAATTACAATTTGACCAGACCAACGGCTTAGTAGTGCGATAAACTACGCACATATTCTTTACAAATAAATACACTACTAGGACAATTAAATGAGCTCAACTGATAGACAAAATAATCTGCTAATTAATCAAGATTGGAAAAAAATATACCAGTCTTTTAAAAATGCTGATTTTCAAAGTTATGATTTTGAAAATTTACGCAGAACTATGATTACGTATTTGCGCACAAATTACCCAGAAGATTTTAATGACTATATTGAAAGCTCAGAATATTTGGCTTTAATAGATTTAGTAGCATTTGTTGGGCAAAGTGTTGCCTTCCGTGTGGACTTAAATGCCCGTGAAAATTTTCTAGAACTAGCGGAGCGCCGGGACAGTGTATTACGTTTAGCACGTTTAATTAGTTACAATGCTAAAAGAAATATACCTGCACAAGGGTTGTTGAAATTTACTACTATTCGTAGCACAGAAACTATTGTTGACAGCAACGGCAGAAATTTGTCAGGACAAGTAGTAACTTGGAATGACCCTGCAAATGCCAACTGGTATGATCAATTTATTAAAATAATAAATGCGGCCATGCCTTCAACACAACAATTTGGAAATCCATCTGCTAAAGATACAATTTACGGAATTCCAACAAGTCAGTATCGTTTCCAAACTACTAGTACTAATGTTCCTGTTTTCAGTTTTACTAAAACAGTAGCAGGGCGTTCAATGAACTTTGAAATCACCAGCACAACTTTTAGTGGTCAACAATACATTTATGAAGAAGCTCCTAAGTTAGGAAACAAACTTGCTTGCATTTATCGAGATGACGGCCAAGGCGCTGGCAGTAATAGCAACGGATTTTTCTTGAATTTTACACAGGGCACATTGAACATTGGTGCATTTACAATTACACATCCTAGCAGTAATGAAAGTGTAGATATCAACACAACAAACATTAACAATAACGATGTTTGGTTATATAGATTAAATCAAAATGGCGCCGAGTCGGAATTATGGACCCCAGTGCCAACTATATCAGGTAATAACATTATCTATAATAGTTTAAATAAAAACATAAAAAACATTTATAATGTTATTACACGAGCAAGTGACACTATTAGCTTGGCATTTAGCGATGGTGTATTTGGAAATCTTCCATTAGGAGATTTTAGAACATACTATAGAGTTAGTAATGGATTATCTTATGTAGTAAACCCTGCTGATGTTCGTAATGTTACAATATCAGTTCCTTATACTAGCAGAAAAGGCCAAACTGAAACTCTATCTATCACGATGAATTTACAAACTAGTGTTTCAAATTCTGCTGTGTCTGAAACTAATGCTAGTATTAAAGCCAATGCACCGCAAACATATTATACACAAAATAGAATGATAACTGCCGAGGATTATAATATTAGTCCTCTATCAGTTACCCAGCAAGTTGCCAAGGTAAAAAGTATTAATAGAACGTCTAGCGGTATTAGTAGATACTTTGATTTAAAAGACCCGACTGGAAAATATAGTTCGACAAATTTATATGCAAATGATGGAATTATATATCAAGATTTCTATTCTCAAATTACTACGTTCCAGTACGCAACTAAAGTTGATATTGAAGGAATAATTTATAATACAATTTATGAGTTATTACAAACTATTGATTTAAGAAATTTTTATTACAATAATTTTATTAATTTTTTAACTACTAGTCTTAATATTAGTTGGTACCAAGCTAGCTCTACAAGCTCTAGCAGTACTGGGTACATTGGAAATATTGTTGGGGCGATCCCCTTTCCAGTGGGCGGATACACTGCAACGGATTTAAAATATTTAACGCCTGGCTCATTGATTAGGTTTGTAGCCCCAACTGGTTACTATTTTGATAAAACAAATTCAAACAAATTAGTTTTTGGATCAACCGGAGCATTAGGCAGTGCGGATTATCTGTGGGCAGAAGTAGTTAGCGTTACCGGTAACGGAGTTCCAACTGTAGGCATTCCAGGCCCTATAATGTTGAATACAATCGTACCCGGCTCCGCAGTTATTTCACAAATTATTCCAAAATTTTCAACTACATTAAATTCTACAGTTATTACTACAATGATAGATTTAATTTTTAGTAATAGACCATTTGGACTACGTTACGATGGTACTACGCAAAATTGGCAAATTATTTTTGAAACTAATTTAAATCAATCATCTGCATTTACACTAGCAAAACAAGCAGATGCAACCAACACCAATCAAGATTCAAGCTGGATGTTATTGTTTACAACTGATAACGAAACATATACAATTACTACTCGATTATTAAGATACATTTTTGAAAGCGATTCCGAACTATCATTTTATTTTGATGACGATTTAACTATCTACGATAACACTACTAATTCAACAGTTAGAGATCAAATTAAAATTTTAAATATAAATCGACAACCTACAAAAGTTTATCCTTTTACTGAAGATTATGTATGGGATGTAACATCGGCTTATAGAGGCTTAGATGGCTATATTGATAATAAAAAAATTGTTTTATCATTTGCGGATACAGATTATAACGGTGTAGTAGATAATCCTCAGCTATTTTTAGACATAGTAGATCCAACTACTTCTCCAACAACCAAATATATTGTTCAACAAAAATATTTTATTTCTACAGGCCAAGAAGATTATCGATATGTTGCTAATACTAATAATCTTATGATTGTTCTTAATTCAGAAAGTGAGCTGTTGTCTTACAACAACTATAAAGACGGCCAATATTTTTACTTTACTAGTACAGGTGTAGTAAAACAATTAAATATTGTAACAGGATCATTAATTCCAACATTAGATTACAAGGTCTTTGTTGGTAGAGATAATTTGAAATTTCAATACACCCATAGTGCAAACTATGAAAGTAGAATTGATCCAGGTGTAAGCAATATTATGGATGTTTACGTATTAACTAAGTCGTACGATACATCTTTTAGACAATGGGTAGACGGTGCTCCAATATCAGAACCATTACCACCTAGTTCAGATGAACTTAGTAATTTAATTGGCGCAACATTGGATGTTATTAAACCAATATCAGATGAAATCATATACCACCCTGTAAGTTATAGGGCATTGTTTGGAGTTTCTGCAAGTTCTGATTTACAAGCTAAATTTAAAGTTACGAAAAATATAAATTCAGTAGTGTCGGATAATGATATACAGTCTAGAATAATCACAGCAATTAATCAATTTTTTACATTGGATAATTGGAATTTTGGAGACACGTTTTATTTTACAGAGTTATCGACTTATGTAATGAATCAGTTAGCACCGGACATAACAAACTTTATCATTGTGCCTACACAAAGCGGATCATATTTTGGTAGTTTATTTGAAATATCCTGTCCTAGCGACCAGATTTTTATTAGCACTGCAACAGTTGCTAATATAGAAATTATCACCGGCATTACTAGCGGAAATATTAAATCAGTTACCGGAACAGCTCTTAACTCTGTCTCCAATCAAACTATTACTAGCGCAACATACGGAAATCTAAATGGCTGATATTACTAATCCTTTTGGAGATAAAAAACCGCTGTCGGTTGAACTTTTACCTAATTTTTATAAAACAGATCCTAATAAAAGATTTTTACAAGCAACTGTAGATCAGTTAATACAGCCTGGCGTTGTTAAAAAAATTAATGGATTTATAGGAAGACAGGATTCTAAAGCTACGGTCGGTACTGATATTTTTCTCAACGCGGCTACTACAGACAGACAAAATTATCAATTAGAACCTGGGATCACTGTTAACGATACATTAGGAAATAATTTATTTTTTAAAGACTATATTGATTACATAAATCAGTTATCAGTCCTAGGCGCAAACACATCCAATCACGCGAGAATTAACAAAGAAGAATTCTACAGTTGGGATCCGCATATTGATTGGGATAAATTTGTTAATTTCCAAAATTATTATTGGTTGCCGTACGGCCCAGAAACTATCAGGGTTTACGGACAGCAAGCAACTGCAATTAGTACATTCAATATTGATTTGCAAGTTGAAGGCTCTAATAATCAGTTAGTCTTTACTCCCGATGGCCTTGCACCCAATCCAGTGATTAAACTGTATAGGGGGCAGACTTATACATTTAATATTAACACTCCAAACAATCCTATTAGTATTAGATTAGCAAGATCGTTGCAATCTTTAGACAAGTATAATACTGGAGTTAGTCAGCAATCTGTTGATTCGGGCACTATAATTTTTAAAGTTCCTACAGATGCTCCTAATATTTTGTACTATCAAAGCGATAGAGAATTAACGTTAGGTGGCGCATTTCAAATTTTATCTATTGATCAAGATAGTTATATTGATGTTGAATCGGAAATTTTAGGAAAAGCTACATATACACTTAGTAATGGAACCGCATTAAGTAACGGCATGAAAGTAACATTTGCTGGAAATGTGTCACCTGCTAAGTATGCTTCTGGAGAGTTTTACGTCGAAGGTGTTGGCTCATCAATTGTATTGATAAACAAACAAGTTTTAGAAGTCAGTAGCGTTTATACAGTAGAACAAACTATACTATTTGATGCTACTCCTTTTGACAGCACGGCATTTAGTGATACAAGCGCCTTTGCACAATTAAAAGATTATATTACAATTAATCGTGCTAGCACGGATCATAATCCGTGGAGTCGATACAATCGTTGGTTTCATAAAGATGTAATAGCTGCCAGCGCACATTTTAACGGGAATTATCCTGATACTGATCAACTGCAACGAGCAATTCGTCCTATTATAGAATTTCAGGCTAATTTAAAATTATTTAATTTTGGCACATCAGCCGTAGCCGACATTGATTTAATAGATAACTTTACAACAGATGCATTTTCAATTATAGAAGGTAGTAAGGGATATAATGTTGACAGCATAGCATTAAGTCAAGGCCAGAAAATATTGTTTACAGCGGACACTGACAAATTTGTAAAAAATAATATCTATCAAGTTGAATTTGTTGATGTAAAACACCTAAACTCTGGTAGTCGTCAACTTCATTTAGTAAAAATAGCAGAACCCCAATTAAATCAAGTTGTGTTAGTGCGAGCTGGTACGACTAATCAAGGCTTAATGTATTGGTATAACGGCACGACTTGGATTAAAACTCAAACAAAAACTGCAATAAATCAAGCGCCGTTATTTGACGTTGTAGATAGTAACGGAAAAAGTTTTAGTGATTTAACTGTTTATGAAGGATCTACATTTGCAGGAACAAAGATTTTTTCTTATAAAATTTCTTCAACTGGTACAGTTGATCCTTATTTAAAATTTCCATTAACTTATAAAAATATTGCAAATATTGGCGACATTGTTTTTAATTTCAATTTAATATTAGATTCATTTATATACAAAGATGTAACAACAGTTATTAATAAAAATATTTCTACAGGATTTTTAAGTTATAAAACATACTCTGGTAATACAGAGTATGTTAACGGCTGGCAAAAATGTAGTAATACCGCGGTTCAAGCTGGAATAAGAATTTACAAAAATTCTAATATTACTAATAATTTCAATATAGATGTTTTTGATGACACTGACAACTTGGATGATTTAGAAGTAAAAGTTTTTATCAACGGTATATTTTTAAATAGAAATTTTTATTCTATTATTGACGCCGGACAATATAAGCAAGTATTATTAAAAACTTCTATTGGATTAACGGATGTTTTAACAATTAAAACATATTCAAATAAACCAATTAATTCTAACGGTCATTATGAAATTCCTATTAATTTACAAAATAATCCGTTAAACGATGCCATAGAAAATTTTACTCTAGGCGAAGTTATTGATCATTTTAGTTCTATAGTAAGCAACATACCTTTGAAGGTGTTGTCATCTGTTGCTGAAAATACAGTTTCAAATCAAAGTTTTGATCCCGATTACGTTAACGTCAGGGATTTAGGCAATATAACACAATACGGTACAAAATTTGTGCAACATAGTGCTCCCGCAAGTTTGAATTTGTATCATATTACGTCACAAGCAAATAATGCAATTAAATCAATTGAACAAAGCAGAGACGATTATATCAAATTTAAAAAATTATTTGTGTCTGTTGCTGAAACTATTAGTAATAATAATATTCCTCGCAAACAAGTTGACGAGATTTTAAAAATTATCAACTCTGACAAGATTAATTCTCAGCCATATTATTTTAGTGATATGTCTCCTTACGGTAGTAGCGTAAGCACAACAATTGAAGTTATTGATTACAGAATAAAAAATTATCCACTTAATAATATTTTTAATTTAGACACGCTATCTGAAAAGGCAGTGGGTGTATATGTAAACGATGTGCAATTAATTTACGGACAAGATTACACATTTAATTTGCAAGGTTTTGTGACTATAACATATTCATTAAGCAACGGCGATTCCGTGTCTATATACGAATACGACAGCACAGACGGATGCTTTATACCTGAAACTCCTACCAAATTAGGAATTTTTCCAAAATTTGCTCCAAAGATTTATTTAGATACAACATTAATAACGCCACGTACGATGATACAAGGTCACGACGGCAGTCAGATTCTTGCATACAATGATTATCGAGATAATATTATTCTTGAACTGGAAAAACGAATTTTTAATAATATAAAAATAAGTTATGATGCTGATTTATTTGATATAGATGATATTATTCCAAGTTATACTAGAAAAACTGATTATTCGTTAGCCGAATATAATCAAGTAATAGCTCCTAGTTTTTATAAATGGATGTCTTTGATAGATCAAGATTACACAAAAAATACATCGTTCAGTCCTGCAAATCCTTTTACATATAATTATATAGGCACAGCATCGCCTACTGGTACAGACATACCCGGATATTGGAGAGGAATATTTAGATATTTTTATAATACTGATCGTCCTAATTTATGTCCTTGGGAAATGCTAGGGTTTACTTTAGAACCAGAGTGGTGGACTACAGCATACGGACCAAGCCCTTATACCAGCGACAATTTAGTAATGTGGTCAGATATTTCTAAAGGATTAATTAAAGGCGATGGCACTTCTCCGCCGGTCATAAATCCTAAACATATTAAATCATTTTTATTAAATCACATTCCAGTAGATGAATCTGGCAATTTAATTAGCCCGGCAGCCGCAGGCCTTGCTATCGGAGCTTTAACTACCTCTATAGAAAATAATTTTAAATTTGGAGATATTGGCCCAGTTGAATCTGCATGGAGAAGAAGTAGTCATTATCCGTTTAGTGTATTATTAGCTAACATGTTGTTGTTTCCAGCCCATGCTTTTTCTGTACTGTTAGATAGATCCAGAGTTGTTAAAAATATATCTAATCAAATAATTTATTCACCTACTGGGTTAGTAATTAAACCTAGCGATGTGATATTACCAAGCATTGCTTCTAATAGTGTTAGAGTACAAACTTCTGGTATTATAAATTATATTGTAAATTATATTTTAAGTGATAACCTTAAATCATATACTGCATACAAATACGATTTAACTAATATTCAGACTAATTTAAGTCATCGAATTGGCGGATTTACTAGCAAACAAAAATTTAATTTAATATTAGACAGTAAAACACCGCTTAGTACAAATAGCGTATTTGTGCCGCAGGAAGACTATACTGTTATTTTAAATAAATCCAGTCCTATTAAAAAGATTTGTTACAGCGGTGTAGTAATAACTAAACTTGCTAACGGATTTGAAGTACGGGGGTATACTACTACCCAACCTTATTTTGTGTACTACCCATATTTACAATCTGGGACAACAGTAACTATCGGCGGAATATCTGAAGCATATACAGTTTGGACTCCAAACGAAAACTATGTTGCAGGCAAAATTGTTCGATACGTTAATCAATACTATAGAGTTAAAACATCGCATGTGTCTACAGATACGATACAGACTCAGTATTTTGCATCATTAGGAAGTTTGCCAATCATTGGCGGAAAATCTGCTGTCTTTAGAAAAACATGGGACCGATCAACTAAGATAACTGTTCCTTATGGAACACAATTTGAAACCATACAAGAAGTAGTAGATTTTTTATTAGGCTACGGCGAATATTTAAAAGATCAAGGATTCATCTTTGATGACTTTAATGCTAATTTACAAATTGTTACCAATTGGGAAACAAGTGCCAAAGAATTTTTATTTTGGACCACACAAAACTGGAGTTCTGGTCAGGATAAATGGGACGACTGGGTTCCTAGTAAAGGATTTGCATACAATGACATTGTTAGATACAATGGAGAATATTATAAAGCTATTCAAAATATACTACCTAACATTGTTTTTCAAATTGCCGGCTTTGCAAAACTTGACGGTTTAAATACACAAGGTAATTCTGTATTAAGTTTAAGCCCAGCCGCCGATAAAATAATTTTTAACACTACGCTGAGTGTAGTCGATGACATTCGTAATCAATTTAATGGATACGAAATTTATAAAGTAGATGGCACGCCACTCGAAGCAATTTTTATAAACTCTTATAGATCTGATAACGCAGTAAGTTATAGTCCTAGGACAGGTGACGGTATATACGGCGCAACGTTTTATCTAATACAGCACGAACATGTGGTGCTATTAAACAATAATACAATGTTCAATGATACATTGTATAACCCGCCTACTGGCTATAAACAAGATCGCATCAAAGTTTCAGGCTATGTTAGCACTGACTGGTATGGCGGTTTTGATATTCCAGGATTTATTTTAGATTTAGCAAAAATAACAGAGTGGCAAACTTGGACTGATTATGATCTAGGCGACATTGTTAAACACAAAGAATTTTATTATACCGCTAGTAAATTTTTAGCAGGATCTGCTAAATTTGTTGACAATGATTGGATCAAATTAAACGAAAAACCATCGACACAATTATTACCAAACTGGACATATAAAGCTGGACAGTTTACAGATTTCTATAGTCTCGATAGTGAAAACTTTGATAGCGGCCAACAACGAGTGGCACAACACCTTATTGGATATCAAAAACGACAATACTTAGATAATATTATTCAAGATGATGTTAGCGAATACAAATTCTATCAAGGAATGATTCGTGAAAAAGGTACTCAAAATGTACTTAATAAATTGTTTGACGTACTCAGCGCCGACAATAAAGAAAGTCTAACATTTTATGAAGAGTGGGCAATTCGTGTTGGTCAGTACGGAGCAAATAACGCATTTGAAAATATTGAATTTACGTTAGATCGAACAACGTTTACTAATAATCCTCAAGGCTTTGAGCTAGTAAATGCAGTTGAATATAATGTTGTTAAAGATTTTATTATTAGACAAACTCCTAATGACATATATTTAAAACCAGCAGGTTATAATTCATCACCGTGGCCTTTAAATAAAAATTATCAAAAGTTTTTAAATAATTCGGGCCATGTAAGAAAATCAGAAGTTTTTAAAAGTCTTAAAACTTTAGGAGACATAACAGGAATAGATCCTGAAACTGGCGCAAAATACAATATAACAACTTTTGATAACAACTGTTATGTGCATGTTGCGTTTGATGCAAGCTCTTGGAATGTTTATAAATTTACAGATTTACAAATTTCAATAACGAATGTTTCTTATGCAAATTCTATTTTAACATTAACTACAAGAAATTTAATAAATCTATCGGTAGGTGATTATATAGGCATAAGTCAAGTAGACATACTAACAGGATTTTATCAAGTATCATCTGTAGAATTAAACTCTTTTACACTAGACGCTAAGATTTCTGGTTTCCCAACACCGTTTACCCAAGCAGGACAGTTGGTAATTTATGGGTTTGTTAGTCAGCGTGTAGCAAAACTTGATGATTTAGACAATATTATTACCGCGCAACCGTCTACTGGCGACAAAGTTTGGGTAGACGATAATGGCTTTGGAAAATGGGCTACGTTAGAGTACTCGCTAGTCTATAATAAAACTGAGATAGCTAACACGTTTCCAGCTGATAATTTAAATTTTGGAAAAAATTTAATAATTAACAAAGACGGAAATATAGCAGTAACCGCAATGAGTACTGGCGAAATTCGTATATGGGATAAGGCCGGGCAAGCAAGTTCTTGGGTTGAGCGCCAAACAATATCCCTGCCAGTTGAATTAGTAGGAACTAATACACCCAATAATTTATCAACAGTGTTGGCAATCAGTGATGATGCAAAATGGCTAGCAGTAGGTTCACCGCTGGCTGGCAATATTCCAACAAAATACAAAGGTGAACTTTCAGTAGTAAGATATTATCAGGTAAAGGATGTTGTCTCTTTTACAAATTCTAGTTCGGTTGCTGAATTTTATGAGTCACTGAGCTTGCATTACGGCGGGTATAATGCTACCACACAAATGCCTGATCTTACTAAGTGGAAAAAAATACCGTATCTTACTTTAGATGTTAATGGAACACCGTCTTATCTTGCTAACGAAGGTGTAGTTTCTTTATATCAAAAAGATGGAAACAATATTTTTACTTTGGTAGATCACATTGTTAGCCCAACATCTAGAGACACAACTACATTTACACCTAACGGTTTTGTAAGTGCTAATCTCACTGCTGATGAACAATTTGGATCGAGTATTGTTTTTGCTGACAATGTGTTATGGGTATCCGCTCCAGGATATAAAACATTAGATTATACATCTGTCTACCAACATTTTTATGCCCCATATATCAAACAAGGCATAGTGAGAAAATTTGCTTACGATCAAGTTATATTTGCAACGTCGGCATATAACCCTGTTGGTTCGTCGGGCACAACGGTTGTAGTAACATCCACGATAGGTATCCTTCCGAACATGGCGGTGACCGGCACAGGATTTACTAATCAATATGTAGTTTCAGTTATAGACTCAACACGATTACAGCTCAGTGTTGCCCCAACCAGCACACCCTCAGGAGAACTTAATTTTTCTAACACCTATTGGCATTTAGATTTTACTTTGTCTGGCCATCGCGGCCCAATAGGCACTACAAATTTCCCTCAATCGTTTATTCGAAACGGAACAACAGCCACAGTAAAATTTGCTATAGGAACTGAGTTTGATTATACTTCGCCCTTGTATACAGTTGGCAGTCAGATAACTGTTTCAGGAACTCCTTACAATACGTTTAACGGAACATTTACGGTAACTAGCTGTAGCACTACAGAGTTAACTTACACCGTGGCAACTACTGCCGACACAGCCGATAACACTCCTTATAATCGCCGGGCTCCGGGCGGCTTTGGTGGCGGTGCTGTCCTATTTGATGCTGTTGTTCAACCTACAAATAGCTACGGAAATAAATTACGTGTTAGTCTAGATAACAGTAAATTAGTAGTGTCCGGCATTTCAGAAGGTGCATATGGCACTGTTTATATCTATAATCGTCCTAACTCTGCAACTACTTCTCCAGAATATTTTGTCATTATGGGTGCTGATTATTTCTTTGGTGTAGGTTTGGATTTAAGTTCTAGTGGAAATTATCTAGCTATTGGAGATATTACAACTAGTGTTTCTAAAATAAATCAAGGAAGTGTTAGTATTTTTAAATTTAATACTGAGTCTGAAATATTTGAACCTTATCAAGTTCTAACCAACCATGCATCAAAATCTTCTGGATATTTCGGAACTAATTTAGGATTCATGAACGGGGAACAAACACTAGTAATTTATAGCCAAGACGAAGATACTAGTCAAAATACTAAATTTGATGCAAAATTAACTACCTTTGATAAACGATCTACAGTGTTTACAGCAACACATACAAACAGTGGAAGAATTGATATCTATGACCGTTACTTGACAAAATGGGTTTATAGCGACACTTTAGAAACTACTAATGAAGAATTTGACGGCTTCGGGCTAGGATTTGCTGTGGGTGCAAATCATATTTTAGTAGGAGCACCATTTAGTCTAGATTCCATATTTAAATCAGGAAAAATTTACGACTACTATAAAAAATTAAATGCGTTAAATTGGAATGTAGCACACTACGAGATAGAAAAACCAGATCCAAAGAAAATTAAAAAGGCGTTTTTATACAATAAAGCAACTGGAACTTTAATCAAATACTTAGATGTTATCGATGTATCGCAGGGAAAAATTGCCGGCGCTGCCGAAGAAGAAATAAAATTCAAAACATTCTATGATCCTGCAATATATTCAGAGTCTACTGGTGTGTATACTGTAGTCCAAGATAGCCAACAATCTTGGACTAAATCTCAAGTAGGCATGCTATGGTGGAATTTATCTACAGCTAAATTTATTGATTCTTATGATAACGATGTTGTATACAGAAATACTAACTGGAATACACTAGCAACCGGCGCCAGCATTGATATTTACGAATGGGTAGAATCTACAATATTACCATCGGTGTGGGATAAACGAGCAGACACTACAGCTGGACTTGCCGCGAATATCAGTGGAACTAGTTTATACGGAGATGCAGTTTATAGTAAGGTAACTAAGTTTGATACCATTGCACAAACCAACAAATATACCTATTATTTTTGGGTCAAAAATAAAAAAATAATACCTAATGTTTCTGGTAGATATTTGTCAGCGTTGGATGTTTCATTGCTTATTTCAAATCCAAGAGGATATAACTATTCTTATTTGGCGTTAACTGGCGCAAACAGTTTTAGCTTAGTAAACGTTGCAAATGATCTAATTGATGTAAACGTGGTATTGTCTGTAGAGTATTGGACTATAGATAAACTTGACCAGAATATTCATAGTCAGTATAAATTAATTAGTAATGATGCCAACACTATATTGCCAACAATAATAGAACAAAAATGGGCCGATAGTTTATGCGGGAATGATTTATTCGGAAGACTAGTCCCAGATCCTGCCCTGCCTCCAAAATTAAAATACGGTATTCAAAACAGACCAAGACAAAGCATGTTTGTAAACCGATTTGAAGCACTTAAAGAATTAGCAGACCGTGTAAATTCAACATTAGCTCTTAATCAAATAGTAAAAACTAGAAATATTTCACGTTTAAAATCTTACGATAAACAGCCTAGTAAGAATACAGGACTTTACGACTTAGTTAAAACAACAGAAGTTAGTATTCCTTTAATTAACACAGGAGCATTTAGTAAACCAATATTAGGCGAACCAACTATTTCAAACGGAAAAATTATTGATATTCCAATAATTAATGCAGGACGAGGCTATTTGTTTGCTCCTTACATTACTATAGTGGGAACTGGAATAGGCGCAAAAGTTCAATCAGTAATTAATGCCGCAGGACAAATTACAGGTGTTACTATTATAAATTCAGGCGAAGGTTATACTGTTAATACCACTGCATCTATAAGAAATTTTTCTGTATTAATTGAAAGTGATAGTGAAGCAGAAGGATTTTGGAGCATCTATTCATATGAACCTTCTACAAAAATCTGGTCTAGAATACAAACACAAAGCTATGATGTAAGAAATTTCTGGGAATATGCTGATTGGTATGCTCCGGGTTTTAATAAATTTTCTCCTATTGATTATTCTGTGGACAACTATTACGGATTAAACACAATAACTACAGAATTAACACAAATTGTTAAAATTAGAAACACAAATGCTGGTGGCTGGAGTTTACTAGAAAAATATGCTAACTCAAAATCTTCAGATTGGACACAATCGTATCGTGTTGTAGGGTTACAAGAGGGTACGATACAATTGAAATCTTCTTTATATCAAAGTATTAATACACCACTAGGATATGACGGATCAATATACGATAATGTTGTATATGATAATAGCCCAAATATTGAATTACGTATTATATTAGAAACTTTAAAAGATGATATTCTAATTGGGAATTTAAAACAAGATTATTTAAATTTATTTTTTACTACAATAAGGTATGCACTGAGCGAACAGTTGTATCTTGATTGGATTTTTAAAACAAGTTTTATTAAATCAACGCATAATGTTGGATTATTAGACCAACCAGTGACATATCGTCCTGATAATTTAAGTAATTTCCAAGACTACATTTCAGAAGTTGTTCCTTACAGAACAACAATTAGAGAGTATATTAGTTCTCATACTGCTATAGATCAAGAAAACACCTTAATATCAGACTTTGATTTACCGCCAATTTTTGAAGATAATTCAAATACAGTAATTAATCCTTATGTTAAGAATGGCAGTATGATAGTAGACGATGCTAACATACAAGTTTATCCTTGGAAAAATTGGCTACAAAATGTAGGATTTACTATAACTAGTATTAATATAGTCGACGGAGGCTCTGGGTATATTTCAGAACCAGTAGTATCAATCACTAGCGATTCTGGTAGCGGAGCTACAGCAAGAGCATTTTTTGCAAATGGAATAGTTAACAGAATTACATTACTAACTCCGGGAGCCGGCTACTTATCGGCTCCAACAATTACAATATCGGGTGGTTTGTCGGTAGGCGGAACGCAGGCCACGGCCGCCGCAGTTATTGGAAAAGGCGTAGTGAGATCTAACTTGATTAAAATTAAATTTGATAGAACTACTTATTCTTATTATGTAACACAACTTTCAGTCACTCAAACATTTGCCGGACGATCTGGCATTGTACAATTCCAATTAAAATGGGCACCAGACATTAAAATTGGAAATAGTTCTGTAACTGTCGACGGTGTAGTAGTGCTACGAGATTTATACAAGTTAACAATAATAACTTCCAAAAAGAATAACACCACACAATATTCTGGTTTAATAACATTCTTGACAGCACCAGCGACTGGTTCAGTCGTCATTGTTAATTACAATAAAGACGAATCTTTGTTAAATGCTGCCGACAGAATACAATATTACTATCAATCAAGTAAGAACACAGTTGGATCGGATCTTGCTCAGCTGATGACGGGGATAGATTATGGTGGAGTCATTATAGATGGACTAAGTTTTGATGTAGCAACTGGCTGGGGCACATTGCCTTATTACAGCGACAAGTGGGACAGTGCTGATCCAACATTTAATGATTACATTGTAACAGTGAGAGCCAATACTCATTCGTTTACATTGCCGTATACTCCTTCAACTGGCACACAACTCAATGTCTACTACATACAAAAAAATGTAGATGTGGGCGTTTCTGATGGAGTAAATTTAAACTATCCTTTCTCTTTACGGGATACTTTTGTGGAAACAAGCGCAGAATATGATGCAGTCTCGGTAACTATACAAACTTCTTACGTTGCTCCACCTACTTATATTGCTTCTACCACAATAAGAGTTACCAGCACCGTTGGAATACGTCCAGGAATGTCAGTGTTTGGCACAGGGTTTGTGGTCGATCCAAAAACTCTTGTGCCATTGCAAAAAGTGATTAGTGTTAATTCAGTCAACAGTACTGTGTTGCTAACTTCTCCACCAAATGTGCGCCCAGTTGGAGTGTTATCATTTACTTTTAATATTCCCGGTTCTTTTAATTTATACGTTGACAATGCTGACGGTGTATTGGTAGGGGATCTAGTATCCACAACAGTTTCATCCTGTTTTGGCAATGATACTGTTGTGGTTGGAGTGGACACAGTTAATAAAATAGTAAAACTGAATCAAATAATTTACAGGATTGTTCCTTACAATACTACTATAACTTTCTCACGTAAGATCAGTGTAGTTTTTTATAATTACAATGCTATATTGCCATCACCGGCAGCAATTGGAACTAGAATTATAATAACAGGTGTATTAGATTCTATAAGATTAGACGATCCATACTATGGAGTTGATTTTGATCCAGCGCACCCTGATAATCCGTATCAAACAAATCAGTCAGCTGTAATGGTTTCTCCAGTAGGTGATAATAATACCAATACTTTTGTCATACCTGACACATTTGATGTGTACGACGGTGATCAATTTATTATAAGACAAAGCACCAGTGACGGATCAATTAAACCTCTTGAGCAAGACTATGACACTGCGTTATCTGGCGGCAATATGGTATATAGTACAGCAACGGGTATATCGCCGGATGAGATTATCGTGGACGGTGATGATCTAATTAGCCCAACTACTAGTCCTGCCCCAGAAGAAGTAGTTCCCGGTCAAATAGTTGATGCACTAGCTATTAAAGTGTATGACCAACCTAATTCTGGAAGTGCAAATATTAAAGTAGACAAGTATTTTGCCGACGGTAAGACTAAATCATTTGCAATTACACAGACATTTAATAATGAAAGAGCAATTATTGTTAAAAATAATAATGTAATTAGTTCATATACTACAGATTACGTTGTTGATTATAAGAATAAATTAGTTAATTTTACTTTTGCTCCAAATGCTGGAAATATTATTAGTATATTCAGTTTTGGATTTAACGGTTCTAATATAATAGACATTGATTCTTTTGTGGGTGATGGATCAACTACTGAATTTTTAACCAAAGCACCTTGGCTAACATACGAAACAGGTCTTGTATACGTAAACGGAGTTGCGGCATCAGTTGAATTATTCAAAACAGATTCAACATATGATTCGGCAAACCGTACAGGAATTAGATTTGGACTTGCTCCATTAGTTGATTCTGTAATCAATTATGTAATTGTTAGTGGAACTCAACAAACATTTAGTATAGCCAAGACTGAAACAATTGTTGCCGACGGTGTTAAAAATACATATAATTTATCATACCCAGTGGGAAATACTTTGCCGGCTGAATCTAATATAATTGTACGAGTAGATAATACGATTTTACCAAATCCAACTAATCAGTATTTTACTATTGAAAATAATAATCTTAGCTACACTATTGATAAGGCAAGAGCACTTCCTTACAGTATCATAATCAGTAATATTCTAGTATATGTATCTGGAAAAAAATTAAATTTAGGAACAGACTATGTTATCGACTTAGGCGGCATAACTGTAAATATAACTAAACAAAATTATAATATATACAAAGGTAAGACGTTAGCTATTAGTATTATACAAACTAACGGCTATACATATTTGCCAGATACTCAGCAAATTTTATTTAATACTGTCTACACTCCTTCAAACACTATTGAAGTAATGAGTTTTTATAATCACGATATTTTAGATATTGAAAGGACCGCATTTAATATAACCACTAACATATCTTATACACAAGATACAGTAGCGTATTTTACCTATACTGGTCTTGGAGCAGGAATTCTACCGGTTGATAGAACAGTACTTAGTGATGCTTATGTATGGGTAATGAAGAATAATGTGTTGTTAACTCCGTCCGTTGACTATAAGTTGTCAGACAATAAAAAATCTATAATACTAGAAATTACACCAGCTCGTAATGATGTGTACTCTTTGATGACGTTTAACAATAACGTTCTAGTTCCTGGAATTTCGTATATGCAATTTAAAGATATGCTTAACAGAACACATTTTAAGAGATTAAGTAAAAATAAACAAACAAAATTAGCAACAGATTTACGTTATAACGATATTGCTATTCAGTTAATTGATGCTAGCAATTTTGATTTACCAAACACTACACTAAACAAACCGGGTGTGATTGAAATTTACGGAGAACGTATCGAGTTTTATCAAATTGAAGGTAATACATTAAGCCAGTTACGACGTGGCACACACGGAACTGGAACTCCGAGAATCCATCCTATAGGAACTCCAGTGCAAGATATTGGGCCAAGTGAAACACTGCCGTATTCGGAATCTTCATTAGTAACAACAGTGATTAGCACTGGTACTAATATTGTGCCTTTACCGTTTGTACCGACAAAATCTGGTATCAAACAGTGGTTTACAAAATTGGGATTCACACTCAAAGACAACCATAATGGGGCAAATGGATACACAATCAACGATGTGGTAATTTATAACAATTTGTATTATGTAAATATAAAAACCTATGTGTTTGATAAGAAGAATATAATTCTTCCCACAAACAAAGTTTATTGGGAACTATACGATACCAAAGTTCCTGTGGGATTTGAACAATGCGACGAGCTTGAAGTTTTCATTGCAGGGTATAATGACGCAATAGAGTGGATTGAAAAAACAAGTTATACAGTTGGTGTAATCGTTAAAGTGGCAAGTTATACCTATAGATGCATTTCGGCGCACACTAGCTCAACAAACTTCCTAAATGATAAAGCCAATTGGCAATTCTTTGTTGGAAATTTAAGATTGAAAAAACAACCTTATAAAGTACATAATGAAACAATATCTCCATATAGCCCTGCCGGAGATGTTAAGCTGGATGCAGAATTTGCAGTAGACGGTGTTAGTCCAAGTTTAAGATTAACAAATTTAATACCTGCTGGCACTCAGATTACTGTAGTAAGACGAAAAGGCACAAGATGGGATAGTTCGTTAAATATTCAATATGATGATAATGCTATTGCTAATTTCTTAAAAGCAACACCTGGAATTTGGTATCATGATAAAGTTGTATTGACAACAAGTACAACATTTACGGGAACTTTTGATAATAGTAGTACAGGATTCGATGATAGTACAGATACGTGGTAACAAAGGAAAATAATAAAAATGTCGCAACTAATAATTAATACAAAAGCAGGCGCCGCAGATAGTTTAAAATCTGGCGCCGCTAAAATCAACAGTAATTTTACTGAACTATATTCGCTATCCTTGCCATCGCTGATTGGAAATAGCGGAAAATATTTAACAACAGACGGTAACCTTGTTAGCTGGCAACCATTCCAAGCAACTAACGGAGTAGTCACTACGGCTGCCTATTCAGATCCTGTTTGGATTACTAGTTTAAACTATTCAAAATTAATAAACACTCCAAATTTAGGAATCTATTTAACTGCTGAAAGTTTATCAGTTAGAACAAGTATTGCCAGCGGTAACGGAGCGTTGAGTTATTCCGGCGGACAATTCACTTACACACCACCAGTTGTGCCTACATATACTATTAATACGGCTAGTCCTGCTGGCACAGGTAGTTTAAGTATAAGCGGAAGTGTTTTTACCTACACTCCACCAAATGTATCGTCTTTGATTTCCTTAACTAGTTTAAGTGTTATTAATACTACACCATCTGGCGTTGGCGGCATATCTTATAATAGTTCTACAGGTTTATTTACATTTGTACCTCCAGCCGCAACTACCACAATAACAGGCAATGCTGGAACAGCAACAGCTTTGCAAACTGCTCGTACTATTAATGGTGTTAGTTTTGATGGAACTGCAAATATCACAGTTCCCGCTACTACTATTGCTAGTTCTTTAACAACACTACCTACAACAGTTATTAATTCTAGTTTGCAAACCGTTGGAACACTATCAGGTTTGAACGTTACTGGAAATACTGTTATTACTGGAAACCTAACAGTAACTGGTACAACAACAAGTACCAGTACTAGCACTTTAAGTGTAGCTAATAAAACAATTATTGTTAGTAACGGCAGTACAAGTAGTGCATTAAGTGATGGTAGCGGATTACAAGTGTACGGCCCAACGCCAAATCCTACTTTTTTATATACTCACGCTAATACTAGTTTTACAAGTAATATTCCTATTGTTGCCAGCACATTCACTGGAAATTTAACTGGTAACGTAACTGGTAACGTAACTGGTAACGTAACTGGTAATGTAAGTGGAACTGCTGGTACTATAACTGGAATTTATAGCGGAACATTAACAACGGGTCAAATAACTTCAGCGTTAGGATTTACTCCAATACAGTTGAGTAGTCTAAGTGTTGGAGCAAATGCGGCCGCCAACGGATCTGGAGCTATCAGTTATGCTAGCGGTGTGTTCACATATACCCCTCCAAATTTATCAACATATCTTAATATCAATAGTTTAAGCATAACAACAAATGCAGCCAGCGGAACTGGTGCATTAAGTTATTTGAATGGAGTGTTTTCGTTTACACCGCCAAATCTATCAACATACTTAACAGGAATTACTGGTAATCAAGTTACTACAGCATTAGGGTATACACCTTTACAATCTACTAGTTTAAGTGTGCTTACCAATACTGCTAGTGGTGGTGGCTCTTTAAGTTACAGTGGTGGAGTATTTACTTTTACACCGGCCAGCGTTCCAAGTTATAGTGTGTCAACAAGTCCAACAGCTAATGGCGGCGGTAGTTTAAGTTTAAATGGAACTACATTCTTGTTTACTCCAGCAAGCATACCAACTTATAATGTACAAACAAATAGTGCAAGTGGTTCTGGTGCATTAGGATTAAGCGGTTATACATTCACATATACTCCTCCGTTAATACCTACAGTACCAACTTATACAGTAACATCTAATACAGCTAGCGGTAACGGAAGTTTAAGTTTAAGTGGAAACACATTTTCGTTCACTCCGGCTTTAGTGCCAACATACACAGTGTCGTCAAACACACCAAGCGGAAACGGAGCGTTAAGTTTAAATGGAAGTGTATTTTCATTCACGCCTCCAGTTATTCCTGTAGTACCAACTTATACAGTAACTACTAATTCTGCCAGCGGTGGCGGTGCACTGAGTATCAGCGGTAATACATTCTTTTTCACGCCAGCCGCCCAGTATAGTTTACCAACGGCTACCACCAGTGTTACAGGAGGTGTAAAAATTCCAGCTGTGGCAACCAGCGGCATTACAAATAGTACAGGCACTATTGGTTTAGCCACTGCAAGCGACACACAATTGGGCGGCGTCAAAGTTGACAACAGCACAATAACAATTACCAGTGGAGTTATCAGTGTTTCGGCAGCATCTACAACACAACTTGGTGCTGTTAAAATAGATGGCACGACTATATCTATTAATGGTAGCGGACAATTAACATCTAGCGGTGCAGGCTTGTCTAGTCGAACAACAGTTTCAACGACAACAGCTAGCATTGCATATCAAACAAGCGCCACGGCAACGGTAGTAGCAGCCAAAGGTTATGCATTGTACAGTATACAAGCAAGTGCAGGCGCCTGGATTACAATTTATACAAGCTCAAGTGCGCAAAGTGCAGATAGTTCACGAGCAATAACTACTGATCCCACACCGGGAAGCGGTGTAATAGCAGAGATAATTACTACTGGTGCAGTATCAAATACAACTTATTTTACTCCAGCTGTAATGGGATTCAATGCAGACGGCACTCCGGGGACAAACATGTATTTGAAGATTTATAATAATAACAGTGCCGGTGCATCTGCAATAACAGTTACAATCACGTACTTAAAACTAGAAGCATAATATGACCACAGTCAATAAAAATGTCAACGACCAGATAATGATTAGTCTGTATCTTGTAAGAGATACCCACGAAAATGGAATGACTTTAAAAGAATATGCAGATGCTGTGCTTGAAGGCCAAGAACCAATTTTAGGTCACAGTTCGTTTGTTTATCAATTTGGTGCGACAGATGAAAATTTGCAAAAAGCTATAGACTGGGCCCGTGCAAATAATTTTTCTATTCATGAATCGCATCACGGACAAAGTGTAGTCAAAGTTACAGGGTCAGTGGGTGCTTTTAATAGTGCATTTAACATTACATTACAAGATGTGACGGATGGTGGTAGAACTTACATGATGCCAAATGTTGCTCCGACTATTCCTCAAGCAATGATAGGTATAATTGAAAGTGTTCCTGGATTTGACGAAAGTTTTATTGCTGTAAAACATGCAACAAAATATGATCCTCTAGATTATCCTGGCGCTGATCCTACGATTGCTAATCCTGCAATAGCAGTAACACCCATACAAATGAGTACAGCTTATAAATCACCGACCGGTGACGGATATGGTGTGTGTATTGGAATTTTTGAATTAACTTATAGTGGTTATGTTACAGGATATAACGCCACGGATGTTACAAATAGCTTTTCTCGTATCGGGCTAACTGCTCCAACAATTACAAATATAAATGTAAATGGAGCAACAGTAAGTTCAACCAGCGATGCAGAAAGTATGCTGGACATTTATTGTTCAGGAGGCGCCGCGCCTCGAGCAAAAATAGCATACTATACAGCACCAAATGGTGGAACACAGAACATCATTGACAATATCAATGCGTGTGCAAACGATACTGTAAACAATCCTTGCGTACTTGATATAAGCTGGGGAATTGGCGATGGCACAGTATTTGATTCAGCATTGCAAGCCTGCGTGACCAAAGGCATTACAGTTTTTGTTAGTTCAGGCGATAGCGGTGCAAACAATTTAAGTATGGCGCAAACTTGTTGCAGTCAATATATGGTATCAGCCGGTGGCACGACTACAGTACTAGATGGCAGTAATAACATCAGTAGCGAAGTTGCATGGAGCGGAAGTGGCGGCGGTATTAGCAGTTCAGTGCCCTTGCCCAGTTGGCAAACTGGTTTAACCTCGACTACTAAAACAGCCAGCTCAACAGGTTCTCCAACTGCTTTACCTCGCCGAGGTGTTCCTGATATCAGTGCTCCTGCAAATCCGTCTACCGGCTGGACATTTTATGTAAACAACTCCTTGCAGACCTGGGGCGGTACCAGCGCCAGCGCACCGTTTTTAGCAGGCACTTGGGCAAGATTAACTGCACTATTAGGCACTAGAGTACCGTTTGATATGTCTATTTGGTATAGTAATTCTTCAATGTTCACTGATACTACAAGCGGTGATAATAGAAATGGATATACTACTGGTTATACTACAACCGCAGGCTGGGATGCTGCCACAGGGTTAGGCAGTCCAAAGGTAGATCAAATTTACAAATACTTCCATACCGGATCGACATTCCCTAAACAAAATTACGGATTTAGGTCTACAGGCCCAGTTTATCCTCGGAAAACAACAGGTGCCCGATAAAACTAGCACATTATAAACATTGATAAATATTAGATAAAGAGAGACCAACATGCAGAGTAAAGATCTAACCGGAATCCACATTGAAGGACATATTAAAATATGGGATCCTGAAAGTAAGGAAGTCTATATTAATAAACGTAACGCAATTCATTACGAAAACATTAGTACAGCCCTAGCCAACAGTTTATCCAACAATAACGATGGCGGATTTATCAGCCAAATGTCGTTTGGTAACGGCGGAACCGCAATCGATCCAACTGGAATTATTACATATTTTACTCCGAATAGTACAGGTAGTAATGCTGGTTTATACAATGAAACATATCATAAAATAGTCAATCAAAATTCTAGTAGCAATGCAGATCCTACAAGAAATTACATGGAAGTTAGACACGTCACCGGCACAAATTATAGTGACATATTTGTGACTTGTTTATTAGATTATGGCGATGGAAATGATGCAGGACAAAGCGCATTTGATAATACAAATAATAATAACAGTACGTTTGTATTTGACGAGCTTGGATTAAAAAGTTACAGTGCTACTGGAAATCCGTTATTATTAACACACGTAATTTTCCACCCTGTACAAAAAAGCCTTAATAGACTTATACAAATTGATTATACAGTAAGGCTTCAAAGTTTAACCGGCCTAGTGTCAGTTTAAGGAATAAGAAATGTCATATCAAGTTACATTTACAGACTCCACTAATCCAGCTAAACCGCCAATTACAGTAGCTGATCAATCACTTAATAGTCAAACTAGTTTGACTTTTGTTGGTAAAAACTATGCTGGATATGCTCCTATTGTTGCTACTGATTTTTTACATTTATTAGAAAATTTTGCAGCCGACCATGCCCCGAGCAATCCAATAGAAGGTCAGTTATGGTATGATAATACCAGCGGTGTTCACTTATTAAAAATTTATGACGGTACAACTTGGACGGCAGCAGGATCGGTTAAGAAAAGTCCTAGCAGTCAGCAACCTCCACCTGCAAATAGTGTTATTGGAGACTTGTGGGCTGACACAACTAATAGTCAGTTGTATATTTTTACAGGTAGTAACTGGGTATTAGTCGGCCCTCAATTTAGTCAAGGCACATTAACAGGCCCCCAAGTTGAAAATATTATCGATACATTAAATGTTTCGCACAGTGTTGTTACAATATATTCAAACAATACTCCCGTAGTTATTATCAGTCAGGATTCTTTCACACCAAAATCTACAATAACCGGATTTATTTCTTTTAATAAAGGTATTAATTTATATACAGATACCGGTGATTTAGGTCTCGAGACCGGGTCAAGTGCGGGTATATGGGGAACTGCTCAACAAGCTACTTCGTTAGTTTATAACGGAACTCCAGTTGTAGCAACTAATTTTTTAAGAAAAGACATTGCCGACGTAAGTAGTTTTCCTATCAGCGTTAGAGCCAACGGTGGTATAACTGTAGGTAGTGCATTAAGTGTCAGCTTGGTAACTGATAACGTTGGTAACGGAGTGTTGTATAATAACTCTAGTAACAAGAGTATGAGTATACGTGTTACTCAGTCCAATGTTCCATATACTGCACTATACATAGATTCCAGTTTAAAAGTAGGCATTGGGAAAAATAATTCAAGTCCCCAGGCCACTTTAGATGTGATAGGTCAAGTTAACATTGGAGATGATACTGCCTCTAGTTTGTTGGGCAGATTGCTTGTAAACGGGACTTCGGATGTAGGAGCACTCAGTACAGGGTTAGGAGATCCAGGCGGAGCAAGTATACAAACTTTGGGCGGTTTAAGTGTTGCCAAAAGTACCAAATTAGGCGATGACACTACAGTTAACGGACAACTTTATTTAAATTGGATAGACGGTGTTACGGGTATACCTAAGACAGGATCAGCATTACTGCCAGTAACGACTGGAATTTATGACATTGGCAGTGCCAGTCTTAGTTTTAGAAACATATACGCTAGTAGTTTTGTAGGAAATTTTACAGGCACGTTTACTGGTACATTACAAGGCAATATTAGTGGATCTGCCGCACGATTAGCAAGCGCAACAGAGTTTAGTCTTGCAGGTGACGTTGCAAGTAGTGACGGCGGAACAGCGTTCACTGGCCAAACTGTCGACGGCAGGGCAATTCTAAACACAGTTATTAGCCCAGACTTTATATCAACTAAATCAGCGGCTACCGATTCGTTTTTAACTGACCAGTTGTTAGTTTATAGATCTAACTCAGGTCTTGTTAGTATGTCTAAGTCAGTTTTGTTTAATCATATTCCTCAAATTCCAGTAGGAATTATATTTCCATTTGCTGGCTCGGCCAGTGCTGTACCTACAGGATATTTATTATGCGATGGCAGTGAAGTTTTGACCTCGGCTTACCCCACGCTGTTCAGCGTAATTGGTTACACATACAAAGCATCCGTATCGTTACAGGGACTGGGAACTTTCGGCTTACCAGATCTTCGAGGCAGAGTGCCTTTAGGTAAAGATGACATGGATAATCAAAATGAGATTCCTAGCAACGATGGGACCGGCACATTAATAAATGCCGGCGGCGGATCAGCTAACCGAGTATCGGACATTACTGGAAAAACATTAGGAACAGGTTCAGGATTGCAACAAGTAACAATTCAAACTAGAAATTTACCTGATCACAAACATAATTTAAGCAGTAATGCCGCTCAATACTATGCTCCAGGACTACCTAGTGGTGTTCCAGATCCAGCGGCAATTCCATCTTACGGTTTACCTAATTTTAGTACTGGTTCGGGACTTCCAAACAGCGGCGGAGTTATTCCAGATCAAAATACAACTTTGGGAAATGCGCTAAACGTAATGAATCCGTACTTGACTATTAATTATATTATTTACACTGGAGTTATTTAATGACATATCTGATCACTAAAACAGATGGCTCTACACTAACGCAGGTAGCAGACGGAGTATTAGACCAAACAACAACTGACCTTACATTAATTGGAAAAAATGCAAGCGGGTACGGTAATTATATAGATAATAATTTTGTACATTTATTAGAAAATTTTTCTAATGTAGTTCAACCTATACATCCAATTACTGGACAGTTATGGTTTGACACTAGTGAAAATCGATTAAAAGTATATGATGGAATTACATTCAAAGTTAGTGGCGGCACGATTATATCTAATACCACTCCTAGCGGCATAACTGCCGGAGATTTATGGATTGATAGTAATAGACAACAACTTTATTTTAATGATGGAACAAGCACAAAACTAGCTGGCCCAATATACACATCAAGTCAGGGCATTACAGGATTTAGTACAGAAGATGTATTAGATACTAACAGTATAAGCCGAACAATTCTATTATTATATGTTGCACAAACATTAATTGGAATTTTCAGCAAAGATAATTTTACACCAGCTACACCAATTGGCGGATTTAGCGGTAGCATAACCGCAGGATTTAATATAGGCACTTATGCTGGCCTTAAATTTACAACTCCAACTACGCAAGCAGATTACTTGCTAGCTCCAGACGGGTCAAGAAAAACAGCCGCTAATTTTTTAAGTACAACGGATAGTTCTAGTACAACTGGAACAATTACAATTCAAAATACTACACCACTTGTATTAGGTGTAGGCGCAAATACTGAAATTGATACAACTTCTACTTTATTCCAGATTAAATCAAATACAATAAATCAAAATTTTGGAATTAACACTTTAAATAATAGCGGTCTTCAAAATAGCGTGTTTATTAATACTGCTAATAAGTATGTTGGAATTTACACAAACACACCTACTAGTACACTAGATGTTAATGGAGATGTTACAGTCGGTGGTAATCTTACAGTAAAAGGAAGCACTTTAACAATTAGTACAAGTGTAATTAATATTGCTGACAAATTTATTACATTAGGCAAAGTAACTACGCCCAGTAACACTACAGCAGACGGCGGCGGCTTTACAATTGCTGGCGGCAACGATACTGACAAACAATTTTTATGGAATTTAAGTAATTTAAGTTTCAACAGCAGTGAAAATATTAACTTGACTGCTGGCAAATCGTTTAAAGTTGGAGGATTTAGCGTCCTAAGCCAAACTCAATTAGGTACAACAGTTACCAGTGCTCCGGGATTAGTCAGTGTTGGAACTTTAGCAGGAGTAGGTGTCAGTTACATGACACTTGGCGGCACTGGTACTGAATCAACAATAGCCTATACAAATAGCAGTCAGACTAATGGTACCATTTATCTAGTTCCAAAGGGATCGGGTAGCGTAGATATTGGAAATTTTAAGATAACTAACCTAGCCACTCCTACAGCTAATGGAGATGCCGCAAATAAATCTTACGTAGATACTGCTATTGCTAAGGCACCTTTAGCAATAAGTTTAACAACAACCGGACTAACAAACCCACAAATTGCAGGTAACTATCTAAGTAAAGTATTTCCGGGAGGCGAGCATCCTGACAACACTATTGCAAGGGTTGTTTGTACTGATGGCGGCACTACTACAGTTAGGCAGTTCCAGTTATTAGCTGGCACATGGGCATATCAGACTCAATTGTGATGCAAAATAGAATAAATACACTAGAATAAGGAACGGGCGACATGTCATATACTATAAACAGATTTAATGGAACTCAAGTATCAGTAATTGCTGATGGAACCATTGATTCTACACTAGATCTTAAATTAATTGGTAAGAATTACGCAGGATACGGAGCTGTACAGAACGAAAATTTTGTATATTTGCTAGAAAATTTTGCCGGCTCCACCCAACCTCCTCGCCCTGTAAGCGGTCAACTATGGTTTGATAGTAACACAAACAAGTTAAAATTTTACGATGTTAATGGTAAATTTAGAATTGCAGGTGGTGCAGAGATATCGGCTACTCAACCAACTGGGTTAACTACTGGTGATTTCTGGTGGGATACCGCTAATCAACAACTTTACTCTTATAACGGCTCTGGATTTACACTAGTAGGTCCGCAAGGTTCTGCAGGCGCAAATACTACTGAATTAAAAACAGCAAGTGTGTTAGATTCTAATGGTGGCGCCCATACTATTATCAAAGCTATTGATAGTGGCAATGTTATATTCACGATTAGTTCAGATGCTGAATTTACATTAAATTCTTCAGCTAATGCTATTACAGGATTTACAAAAATACACCAGGGTGTTACCCTAGTTTATTCAAATAACGATTCTCTACCTGGCCAAACTACTAGTAATCATAGATTTTGGGGAACAAGTACCAACTCAGATCGCCTGGGTGGACTAAGTGCTAGTAGTTTTATCCAAACTGGAAACGCAATATTCTCAAGTCTAGTTCAGTTTAGTGATGCAGGTTTTACGGTTGGAGCTACTCCAGCTAAGTTGAAAATTTACAATAATGCCGCTACAACACCTACTTTTATTAATCAAGTAGGCGATACACTTACATTCCAAACAACAGTCAACGCTGTTACTAAAAATCCATTGAATTTAGTGGGCGCAGACATGTTGCCAGGCACAAATTTAACCAACAATATTGGATCTTCAACATTACAGTGGAACAATCTTTATGCTAACTATGTATATGGTACAGCACAACAAGCTGACGCTTTGAGTGTTAGTGGAACATATAGAAGTGCAAGTATAGCCAGTGCCATTAATACCATTGCAGTTCGAGACAGTAACGGCAACTTAAACGCTAATTTGTTCCAAGGAACTGCTACAAGTGCTAATTATGCTGACTTGGCAGAAAAATATTTAACAGATGTTGAATTAGAAGCAGGCACTGTAGTAGCTGTTGGCGGCTCTGCAGAAGTTCGAGCAACAGTCTGGGGTGATAGAGCAGTTGGAGTAGTATCAACAAACCCAGCTTATATGATGAATAGCGAATTAGCCGGAGGAACATATATTGCCCTCAAGGGACGAGTTCCATGTAAAGTTACTGGTACTATTAATAAAGGTGATCAATTAGTTGCTACAAACGGCGGCGTAGGTATGTCTATAAACAATGATGTCAGTGCTCCGACACTTTACCCATTCGGAATTGCGCTAGAAAACTTCGATGGCAGTTCAGAAATTGGCACTATCGAAGTAATCGTACTATAAATAACATCAACTAAAGGTAAATGTATGGCCGGCCAAGGTAATTTAATTGTAGCAAACGATTACAACACAATTCAAGCAAAAATCGCATTAGTTCTTGGAACAGGATCGTCAGATTACGGCTATTGTCAACAAGTATTAAGCAGTCAAGTTAACAATCTTAACACCAAAATTACAGTTAATCAATGGAATAATCTTCGTACTGATTTATTATTAGCAAGACAACACCAAACAGGCTCAGATCAAAGTGGCCAACTAGCATTACCAACTAGTAGCACCACTATCAAGGAAGCAGACAGGTCTGCTTATAACACGTTTGCAGATACTATTCTTACTAATAGACTAGTTACACCCCCAGCATCTCAATATTCATTAACTACAGTTCCAACTGTAACTCGAACAAACCCTTGGGCAAGTACAGTTAGTTATACACTAACATTAAATTTTCCAGGATATACCAGCGGTTCAACAGTAGTATCTGCAATTAATAATGCTAGAGCATTTTTTAATGCCGGCGGACTAGTAAAATTTAGTGCTAGTTTTTCAAACTATACAACTGATGGGTCGCGAACAGTAAACGAGTCGTGGGCAACTTTGTTAGCAAACATGGGAACAATTACTTTTGGGGCGCATGCTACTACTAACACCGGATCGGGCACTCCACAAGCTAAAGGATTTTTTGATCTTACAACAAGCAATCAATTAATGTTTACCAAACTAGTAGATCCAGCATACACTCCAACTTATAGTCCTAATCAATACGATTTATATGCAAGATTTGGCGCCACCAATGCGCAAATTATTTTTACTCCAACTTGGAGTTACACAGCCGGCGGTAATGTGCTGGAAGCTGCCAGTGGAACTTTATCTAGCGTCTCGCAGATAATAACACCTACTGGTTCAAACGTATCAGTTGGTATTCCAACTTACGTAAACTCAGCTTTATAATATCTAATCTCTTGACAAGCTAATTACTGTAGTGTATTATATACATTACGGAGTTTATCTATGGACGAAAGAATTGAAAAAGCGTTCGAAACTGCCAATTATATGGCCACGCTTTCGAATCAAAAAAGAATAATACAAGAAGAATTTAAGCAACAGCTAATATTTTATATTAATGGTAGCACATTTCAAATTACAACAGATTTAATTAGTTACATCAAAACTGTAGTTGATCTTGGCAATACAATTGATGTAGTTTTTATTGATAGTAATGGCGTGCCAGTTCTAATAGATGATGTACGGAAATTTTTAGATGATATTTCTTCCTGTTATCTTACAGCATGCCATGATTATATTAAAAAATACAATGATATTCGTGTTAAAAGAAAAATTAAGGATATTATTGAATTATGAGTATCGGCGCAGTGCTTGTTGCTCAGAATAATTCTACTATTGATTATGTCAAGCTGGCAATTTTTTCTGCCCAGAGAATCAAAGACTTTTTAGATATTCCAGTTAGCATACTAACTGATAGTCGAGGATATGTAGAATCTCAATATCCCAATCATCCATTCGATCAGATCATAGATATTCCGTTTGGTGAAAATTTCTCTCAACGTAGATTTAATGATGGGTCTTTAACTAGCAAAATCCTTGAATGGAAAAATTTATCAAGATATCGCACTTATGATTTAAGCCCATATGATACTACTCTGGTAGTTGATGTAGATTATATAATCAATTCTTCTGTGCTAAAATCTGCGTTATATTTGGACTGTCCTTTACAAATTTATTCAAATAGTATGGATATAGCTGAATGGAGAGATTTAACAGAATTTCAACGTATCAATCCTTACAGTATTCCTTTTTATTGGGCTACAGTTTTTATTTTTAACAAAGGCGCAATTACAGAATCGTTTTTTATGTTGCTAACACATATTAAAGATAATTGGGATTATTATAGAACTTTGTATTGTGTAACCAGTCCTATGTTTAGAAACGATATAGCATTTAGTATTGCTATACATATTATGGATGGAAAAACATCGGGAGATTTTGCACAAGAATTGCCAGGAAAAATGATTTATGGTAAAGACACAGATGTACTGATAAGCATAGAAAATACTACAATGAAATTTTTAATAGAAAAGAAAAATTATCTAGGCGAATATACACTGGCCAAAACTCACGGACTTGATGTTCATGTTATGAACAAATTAAGTCTTAGTCGATATATAGACGGAGGCACCGGTGTCTAAAGGATTTTTAATTTTTGCACAAAATACAGATACTGTCGATTATGTTGAACAGGCGTATGCACTTGCTTTAAGTATTAAACACAGTCAGCAAACTATTAAGAATATTTCGTTAGTTACTAATTCAAAAGTTCCTAAAAAATATACTAAAATATTTGATCAAATTATTCCAATTCCGTATTTTAAAAAAATAAAAAACAGCCCGTTACATGCAGAACATAGGTATCAATTATACTCCGCCACGCCCTATACTGAAACAATAGTTTTAGATAGCGACATGCTATTGTCGGAAGATATAACAGATTGGTGGAACTATTGCAGTAATTACGATGTGCATTTTTGTAGCCATATTACTAACTACAAATTAGAAACAATAGTAGATACAGTACATCGTAAAACATTTATTGAAAATAACTTGCCTAATGTTTATTATGCATTACACTATTTTAAAAAATCGGATACAGCCCGGGAGTTTTATAAAATTCTTGAATTTGTTGTTAATAACTGGGAAGGCTGTTATGGCAGATTTGCTTCCGAACATTATCAGGATTGGGTAAGTATGGATGTATCTGCCGCCATTGCTATTAAACTTTCTGGTTTAGAAAATGCCGCGTTTAGTAAATTAAATCCTATGCAATTTACTCATATGAAAACACCTATTCAAGGATGGCCTGTTGTTCCTGATAGCTGGCAAACTGCTGTGCCTTGTGTCTTAAATAGCAGTGGAAATCTTGTAGTAGGCAATATACGTCAACATAAACTATTCCACTATGTTGAAAAACATTTTATTAATAAAAAAATATTATCTAAATTAGAAGGACTATTCAATGAAAAAAATTGAAGACGGTTTGAGTGCTGAGGATCTAGATAATATTGCAAGACTATCTTTTAATCCAATTTATAGATTATATTTTAATCTTGAGTCGGGCGAAATACTAGCCTTATCCAACGAGGATCGTTCCGAATATGATCATAACATAATTGTTTCTTATGAACAGTACGAAGCATTTATTACAGGCCGAGAGCATTTTAAAGATTGGTCAGTTATTAACACTAAAAACGGAGTAGAATTAATACAAAAAGTATTTCAAGGACACACATTTAGAAATAACATGTTTGAATGGATTATAGATCCCCCGACTAAATCTACAGATTTAGTTGTGCATTGGGATGAGTACAAAAAGCATTGGATTTTTATAATTTCAGATAATGCAAGACAACGTTATTACGATAAAAAAATAACTACACCTATAGTTAAATTTTTTATTACATTGCAAAACGATTTTGATTTCTTAATAAGAACTATAGAAATTGAACTAAAACTACTAATAGTAGACAAGGTTATTGTGCCGTTTGAATTTAATTTAGAATCAAAAATAGATCAAATATCGATCAGTTCTAGAACAGTATTTGATAGTTATGGATTGAAAATATGGAAAATAAAAAAATAAAAATTATAGATCAAGACATCGTATTTTTAAGTTACGACGAACCAAACGCTGAAAAAAATTATGCAGATTTGTTAGCAAAGGTTCCTTGGGCCAAACGTGTGCATGGTGTTAAAGGTAGCGATGCCGCACACAAGGCCTGTGCAAAACTAAGCGAAACAGAATATTTTATTACAGTAGACGGTGATAACATTGTTGACCCTAAATTTTTAGAAGTTGAAATAGATTTAGATGAATTAGGTCTTACACCCGACCACGTATTCAGCTGGTGCGGCAATGTTCATGTAAACAATCTTATGTACGGAAATGGCGGGCTCAAAATGTGGACACGTCAGTTTGTTAACAAAATGAAAACACATGAAAATTCAGATCCTACAGATACTAAAGGATTAGTAGAATTTTGTTTTGATAACAAATACTATCAGTTTAACGAAAATTATAGTGAGAGCTTTACCAATGCAAGTCCGTTTCAAGCCTTTAGAGCAGGATTTCGGGAAGGTGTTAAAATGAGTTTAGACCAAGGTGCTAAAGTAAAAGATCTTAAAAGTATTTGGTGGCAAAACTATGACAGATTGTTAGTATGGTGTAACATTGGTGCAGATGTTCCTAATGGTGATTGGAGCATTTATGGTGCAAGAGAGGGAGCATACTTGACCAATTGTACTGATTGGGACTATACCAATGTTCGTGATTTTGAATATCTAACACAACAGTGGGAAGAAAAATACAGTAAAATTACTGAAGAAATGTTATCTTATGAAATTATGGGATTAGGTGAAACTCTTAAACATGAATGTAATTTAGAAATTACAGATATTGATGCTGCCGGAAGTAAATTTTTTAAACGAGTTTTTAACAATAGTCCCCGTATTACAAGGAAAAAACACAATGTATGATATTGCATTTATAAGTTATAATGAGCCTAAAGCTACGGATCAATACATACTGTTATTAAAGAATCATACTTATAATAGAATTTTTAGAGTTCAAAATATTAAAGGTATACATCAAGCTCATATTGAAGCCGCTAAAAAATCAAATACTAATATGTTTTATGTAGTTGATGCAGATGCCAGTATATTACCTAGCTTTAAATTTGATTTAAAATTAGAAAAAGACGAAGAAGATACTGTGTATGTTTGGAGATCAGTAAACCCTATCAACGGATTAGAATATGGGTATGGTGGAGTTAAATTATTGCCCAAGCAAATGACTATTGATATGAACACATCTAATGTTGATATGACTACTAGTATCAGCAAGAAATTTAAATCATTTAATAAAATTAGTAACATAACAGAATTTAATATTGATCCGTTATGTACATGGCGTAGTAGTTTTAGAGAATGTGTTAAATTGTCCAGCAAGAGTATTACTGGACAATTAGATGCGGAAACTACTGAGCGTTTAAAAATCTGGAGATTCAATCATAGCAAAGCCCCGTTCGCAGAGTATTCTAGGGGCGGCGCAAGCGCAGGAGAATGGTATGGCTCAACGTATAAAGATGACCCAGAAGCACTGTCTAAGATTAATGATTTTGAATGGCTAGAACATCAGTTCAATGCGCATATTGCACAATTCCCGCCAGAGTCTTTTAAATAAGATCGTTTGTTAAAGGAAAGATTTCAGCTATCACTCGAGCACAGGCAATTGCAACTTCTTGATGCTCTTTCTGTGTGCCATTGGCACTACGTAATTCAATAAAATGAATCCAGCTACGTAATGTGCCATTCATATATAAACGGCTTTCTGTAAGTCCTTCGGGTAGTACAGCTCGGGCTTGTTCTTTAGCGATGCCTTTTTCAATAGCCCATGTATAAGCATTTTGGGCTGTTTCAATAACTTTATTTTGCATCTGTTCCCACTGATAAGCAAGGAACCGATCAGCATCATCATTTTGAATGTCTAATTCAATTGAGTTTTGTCTGTTCTTTGTATCTTGCTTTCGTGCATCTCTACGTACAAACGACAAGTCTTTAGTAGGGTCAGCATATCGCTGACTGAACTCTTGGAAACTAAAACTTCTGTGTCGCAAGATTTGACGGGCAATATCTCGGGTTGTAGTAATTTCGATGCAGGCTGAGACCATTTCGAGTGGTGACCAGTGCTGGTGTTTGATGAGGTATCGGATGAGTTTTTCGGATGTGTCTGTGTTGAGTTGATTACTTGGATTGGACACACGGGCGCAATACGCAATGAGTTCCTGCGCATCTTTGATGCCCAAATTTGCAAATTCTGGTGTGGGTTGACTGTAGCTAAGTAACTGAACATTCATTATTTATAACTTCTTTTTCTTGAGAAATTTTTGAGTGCTATGTTCAATGTCTTTTTTAACCTTGTGCGTATCTAGTTTAAAATCGACATCCACAATTTCACTCTCGTAGCGTTTAACCATTTCGGATAGATTCTTTTCAAAGGCACTCCATCCGTCTTTTTTAACCTGACTTGTTATTTTTATTTCCCAAGTTTTACCATTTCTAAAATTGATCAATACTGCATGTACGTAGCCAAGAGGCATCACATTTAGTTTAATATCCCCGAAAACTTCAGGCCAATTTGCTATGACATCTTTGGGAAGTACTTTTCCCGTTGATGTCACGATTCAGTAGTTACCTTAGTTTTCTTTGTAGTTGGAACTAATGCTTCTGCTTGACGACGCAATTCAGCCGCTTGCTTGCTTAGACGATCTGCTTCACTTCGAAATTGTTTTGCTTGAGCTTCCGGAGTTGATGGCACTGTAGCAGTCACAGTTGGAGCGACAGTTTCTGTAACCGGTACGGTCTCAGCCTTTTTGATTTCTGGAGTGTTTGACTTCAACGACAATTCGTCTACAGCTACACCTCGTTGCTCGGCAATAATTTGATTCAACTCGGATAATATAATAGTATTAGAGTTAGTCGGAGTCATTTCAATATCGCTAGTGCCAACTTTAATTAATCGGCCTTGTGCATGCAAAGCAGATAACATTGTGCTACCATCGGGAAAAGTTGAACGAGCCATAACTTCGGCAAACTCGTAAGCATCTTGGCCAGCATTGCTTTCTACCAAATTAATAATTGCATCGTGATATGCATCGGGCAAATTTTCAGTTGGTACGATTAAACAATTATGTGCATCACCTGGTAATGTGCGATATACTATAATACATTTTTTCTTTGTAGTAGCAACTCTGCCTACGTGTTTAAGTTCGGCCATAATATTATCCTTGTGCTTTTTGAGCTTCGGCTTGCTTTTGTACTTGCTCTAAAAAGTTTGTTAGTTTATTGTAAATCGTACCAACTGCGACCATTTCGTTTGGTTTGAATGCACCGCGTTGGCTGCCCAAATCAATAATGTTTTTCATTGCGGCCAAGTCATTGATAGTTAAATCATTTGCTTGATCTTGTTGTTGTGCATCCTGTGCAGGCGCTTGTTCTTGTGTATCTTGTACAGTATCAGTCATGTGTATCTCCTTTGAAAAGTACTAATATTAATTATCTTGTTTATAAAATCGGACAAGCAATCGTGAAAAAACTTAGTTCTTTTTCACTTTCAAAGCCAATTCGTGTATTATATACAATAGTATTTGAACTATCGAGCCCAATGCCCTGTCCTATGTAGTACCGATTATTTAAGTTCTTACTGATCCACGCATCTAAAGATTTGATTAACGTGGGATTATATCGGTCAATAATTGTGTATTTAAAATGGGGACAGGCAAAATCAACCCTCCGCAAATTGAAATAATTTAAAGGATTGGCTTTGCCTGCTTTTAGTGTCATGCTACTTCTTTAACTTCTTCGTAGTACGCATACTCGCCGAATGGAGGAACAATTTTATCATTGCCGTGAATAATAAACACTGTATCACAGTAGTTTTCATCACCCCAGCTACCCCAAGGATAACCGTCTGTAAACATGATAAACTTCTTAGGATGAATATCATTTTCTTTCATGTAATCCCAGTTAACATCAAACTCTGTTCCGCCACCGCCCATTGGCTCGTAGTAGTCAAACTCGTCGATGTTATATCCATCAAAATCAGCTTCGTTGTATACTTTAGTGTCAAAGCACCACACTTTAATTTTAAAGTCTTGATACTCTTGCATAATACCTTTGATCTCTGACAAAAAGTCTTTAGCCTGCTCGTCACCGATACTACCTGACATGTCAATGCCTACACAAATATCAATAGTTTCTTGAAATTGTGTACCGGGCAAAATAGCGTTCATATGCCAGCCCTTACGATTAGGACGCATAAACGAATAGTCGTTTTTAATAGTACTTTGAATTTGCTGGCGTAAGATCTCACGCCAATTCATTTTAGGTTCTGTAAAATCTTTAATCATTCGTTGTACACTTGCAGGAGTATTACCTGCACCTGCGGCATTTGCCGCTTGAATAGTAGCTTCACGAATTTCGTCACGAATCTGTTTTAATTCTTCTTTGGTATACTTAGGCTGATTACCCTTGCCGTCTTCGCCCCAATCAATGTGTTCATCCAACAATTGACCAAGTGCATTAAGTTCATCTTCGTCCATTTCGTCAAAGATTTTGTCATAGACTTCTTCTGCACCCATACCGTAATATTTAGGGTCATGGAAGATTTTAATACCTTCAATATTGTGTTCACCGATACGGTCACGAACTAATTGTCCATTTACACAATAGTCAGCGGCAATATTAAAAATACGTGCGTTACGACCTTCACGACGACCCATGTGGTCAAATACGTTGTGTAAAATTTCGTGTGCAATAACAAACTCTACTTGCTTAACACTAAGTGGAGCAAAAAATTCACGATTAAAATAGATTGTGCGTCCATCAGTAGCGGCAGTGGGAACCCAATCTGATGCTTCTTGGATTTTTAAACGTGTAGCCATATTGCCGAAAAACGGATGGCGAAGTAGTAGACCCACACGGGCTACAATAATTTTATCAATAATTGGATCTGCGTTTGACATATTTGCTCCTGATTGTTTACTATGTATATAGTATAACACCTCCCGAAGGAGGTGTCAAATACAGCTACACCAAATTACTTCTCTGTAGCGGCGCTAATGTACTTACCAAACTTAGCGTGGAAAGCATCGAAACATTTGATCTCGTCTGGATCTAATGGCAATTTGTAAGTGCTCAATGCCAATTTAGTACCCATAATAACCAATTCTGTTTCAAAATTATCCATGATAAATTGGAAGAAGTTGTTAACTTGATCATTCCAATTTTTGGCTTTCTTTTCGCAAGACTCTTTAAGTTCGTAGCACAACGATACAGTCAAAGAATACATAGCACTAATTTCTTTAGTTTTAAGTTCTTTAATTTTACCGCTCAAAATGTCTGTAGGATTAGGCATTTTGCTTGCGTGTTTACGGTGTGCCATAAACTTAACTGCCAAACCTTCGCCTACAGAACCTGACACTAAATCAGTTAACGTGTCGTTATCGCAGTCGTCGTCTGTAAGCAATTCGCTTACAAAACTCCAAGAGCGAGGAGTAGCAAACGCACGTGAGCTAGACTTTGGATCAAAGTCATACAAGTCTTTCTTGCTGAAAGTCAAAAAGCCCACAACATCCTGATGGATCTTGTTGTCTACGGCCCAGCCAAAATAGTCATCCCAGTCCACTGTCATTTCCAAGTGAACAAAACGATTAGCCAACGGAGCAGGCATACGGAATGTAACGCCTTTATCTGTTTCGCGATTACCAGCCGCTACCAACATAACGTTGTCGGGCAAGTGATACGTACCTACACGGCGATTCAAAACCAACTGATAGGCAGCCGCTTGTACGCTAGGAGCCGCACTATTCATTTCGTCTAAGAACAAAATAATGTGTTTGTGTTTTGCCGCCATTTCTTGTGTTGGCAATTCGTTAGGCGGTGCCCAACGCATAGTATTGTCGTTAGAATCAAAGTAGGGGATACCTTTAATATCAGTAGGTTCCCAAAGACTTAGCCGTACATCAATTACATGGGCATCAAGTTCGGTACCCAGTTGTTTAATAATATCGGATTTACCAATTCCGGGAGGACCCCATAGGAAAATTGGACGTTTGTTTTTAAATGCTTTACGCAGAGACTTTTTTGCACCTTGGGGGCCTACGGTGCGAGTAGCGAGTTCTGATGCCATTTCTTTTCCTATCTTAGTTAAAAATAAATTGTTGTTGATTAACGCTGTATGTATGTATTATACGGCATATAGTGTATCAAGTCAACTGTTATTTTGACTAGCTAGCTCTTTTTCTCGCTCATTCATGGCCTTAATTAAACCAAATTTTCTAATGTCGTCCGAAAACAACATTAGTTCAAAACCCTTGCGCTCTGAGAAAACAGTAATTGACATTGGTGTAAGATAATAAGGGCAATCAACGTATCTTTCCAAAAAAATAATTGTTTGGGGACTGAGTTCGATTGGTTCTGTAAACGGAATTTCGTGCTCTTTCAATTCCAATTCTTTTACCAAAAATTCATAACCTTCGTCGGTTAATCTAAATGCATTCTCTTTGCCTACTCGATTGCTTTGCCACCATTTACGACCAAATAGTGTTACATTGGCATCGTCTGTACTTTTGCCCCATTGCTCCAAAAAAATCTTAGTAAGTGTATTTCGGTTGATCATTTTACTACTGTGCCAGTAGTTAGCATAACTACCTGAAAATCCTCACATCCAAAAGTTAAATTTAATTTTTTAGCAAGATTTTTAGCGTGTCCAGGATTACTAAAAGACACTTTTTTATACTTAGGACCGGGATAGTTGACTAAGCTGTTAAAACTTTTTAAATTAAAAGGCTCGTTTTTGTAGAACACGGCCCATATGGCTTCAGCTTCTAAAATCTGTTCAGATTTATAAGTTTTTTTATTAGTATGTTCTAATAAAACTTTTGGCTTAGGTCTTGACATAATATGCGTCCTGGTAATATACGCATATATTTATCTCTTTATCCGGGTGGTCCGAAGCCACCGCCATCAAGTTGTACGGTAACAACTTCTGGATTTACACTAGCTTTTAAAGCATTATACATACTTTCGTAATCTTGATTCATTTTAATTAACATTTCGCTAAGTGCTAAATTCAACAAACGAGCTTGTTGAATAGTTATCCTAACTTCTTTGCTTTGACTTATTTCAGCGGCTTTTATTAACTGAATTAATTGAGTAATAGGCGTTGTATTAATTTGATTTTGCATTTGCCAACACCGTTTTCATTTCTAGCTTATCCATAAAAGGACCCTGGTATGGGTAACGTTCTATAGTAATTGCTTTAGGACAGAAACTCTTAACCCAGCCTTTGTTGAATTTAATAATGTAATAGCCGGCGCAGTATAGACTTTTACTCTGTGCGCTTTTAGTAAACAACGGCAATTTACGTCTAACATCGTACATGCTGTTATACGGAGCACACATGGTTGGAAAACCGTGACATTCATGTATCTCTGGTTGTGTAACTTTTACTTTAACGCTATTTAAAAAGAAATCTTCTCCAAATTGTTTGGTTAGGTCTTGTTTCTTATTAAACATAACTTCACCGTTAGTACTTGATAGTACAAACTTGTTGTTTTCTTTTTTGTGTAGTGTTGCAATCTTAGTTCCGTCTTGTTCAACAATCCAGAATTTGCCATCTACAATTGGCTTTGCGTGTATGTCTGTCATAATTATTTCCTATCTCCAAACAGTTGTAACAAGTTGATAAACAAATTAATAAAGTCCATATACAGAGTTAATGCACCGGTAACTTCTGCGGCAGGTGATGTGTCTACACTTAGTTCTTCACGTATCTTTTGTGTATCGTAAGCGGTTAGCCCCAAAAAGATAATAATAGCTAATGCTGAAATGACAGTTTGCATTACAGTCGATCCAATAAAGATATTGACAATACTGGCAATTACAATAGCAACCAATCCAACAAACATAAATTTGCCAAGGCTATCTAAACTACGTCTAGTAAAATATCCATAACCACTCATGACACCAAACAAAATGGCCGCACCCATAAACGCACTTACAATTGATCCCATAGTAAATATGGCAAAGATTGTGGCAAAACTCAAACCCATAAGTGCCGCAAATCCATGCAAACATAGTTGAGCAACTTCTTTGCTAGGATTATTACCTAACACCATAGCAACACCAAAGATTGCAACAAGCGGAGCAAAGATTACAATCCACTTTAATACACCTGTAAAAAAGAATTGTAGTAATTCTGGGCTAGTGCCAACAAAATAACTAACAATCATAGATACAACAACTGCTAGGCTCATGTGTCCATAAACACGCCCCATTGCACTATTAATTTCTTCTGCTGATCGGTAATTTAAAATACCGTTATTTGTATAATTTGCACCAAACATTTTAGTTCTCCTTGTACTTGGCTTGGAACGGTTCAGCATACGTTTGTATGTTGTCTGCAATTTTCTTCATGTCCCATGCATTGCAGAATTTAAGCATACGAATACCTACTTGGCTAACATCTTTAGGTACTGCGTTAACTTTAATGGTTTCTTTAATCTCTTCTTTAATATCATCAGGCTGTGCTGTTAAATCACACAACTGTACATTGCGCTGATAGTCTTCTAAGACACGGTGCTCTTCGCCATTGTGGTCAACCCATCTCTGTAACATGAGATTGTTCCACGCATATCCGCGGCTTTTACGATCTTCGAACGCTTCAGTAAGACCAACTTTGTTTTTAGAACCTTTAGTACGCACACCTGGATATGCCGAGAAGACATTATCACTGGTATCACCACGCATACATTTCTCAAACAGCATCCATTCTGGGTCTTGTGCTGGCTTTGGCTCGCCTGTTTTTTTGTCTTTAACGGGCTTACCTTTTGCATCAAAGATTCCTTTATGTGTAATATGTAAATCACCTACACCGTTATATTGACTAACTGTGGGGCTTACAAGTTGTGCAAAATCTCCATCTGTCGAGATAATAACGTGTTTAGAATCTGGATGTGCTTGGATCCAGCCGGCAATTAAATCATCAGCTTCTAGATTAGGGTGTTGCATTACAGTGGCATTAGTTTTTTCTGTAACGAATTTTTTAAATTCGTCAAAGGCTTCCCAGAACAACTTGTCTTCTTCTTGTTCTTTTACAGTCATTGCCGCACGAGTTTCCTGTCTGTTAGCTTTATAAGGTTTATAATAGTCCTTACGCCAGCTTCGACCTTCGAGACAGAACACCACATGACTACCGCCAAAATCTTGCCATGCTTTCTTGATACTGTTAAGGGTGATATGAAATGCCATGCCAAGTTTAATATCGGCACTGCCTTGAACTACATGCCTTGCACGGAAAAAAGTGTTAGCAGTATCAACTATAATATGTGTCATTTAACTTCGGCTTTGCCGTTACCTAATTTACTTACATTAATAAAACCAGCACTTGTCCTTGCTGGGTCTTGTCCTGCCTCGGCTAACATATTTGATGCTAAATCTCTGAACCAGCGATCTACAATCTCTTCGTCAGGGTCACCATCAAATCCATAACCAGCTTGTTTCAATTGTACTATAAAAAGCTCGTTCCAGTCAAGCTCAAAAAATCCATTACGCACATTATCTTTGTTAACGTGTGTATCCAAAACTGCTACAAACGGTTCTCCTCGAGCAGTAGCTCGATCTTTTGGATCCATTTTGGCCTGCTCTTCTGCCTGTTGAGCTAGTACAGTTTCGGCAACTGCCTTATCTCTAACTATTTGAAGAGCATCTTTTTCGGCTTGCAGTTTGTCAATGCCAAGCCATTTTTTAAATAAATTTTTAATCATCTTTCTTTCCTGTACAATCACACTCTCTGCCTTGTCTGCAATTACCAGTACAAGCCGAATTATTGTCAGGAGTCATAATCATTATAACTCCTACTAATACTGCTACCATAAGTAATGCTATTAACATGGTTAACATTTAGGTACCCCATTCGTTTTTAAAGAGTGGCACTTGTAAACGATCGCTATAACGCCAACCACGTTTCATGGCCGCCAATGCTACATTCTTAGCGTTCAATGTATAAACGCTTTCAACACCGCCAACTGGCATCAAATATACATGGCCTTTAAATCCTGCAGAACGAAATGCGCCTACTGCACATTCTGCATCTGCAATATCTTGTTCTGTTGCTACAACAAATTTAAGATATGCGGTTCCTACTTCTTCATACTCACAAACAATTTCAGGACAAATAGCTTCTTCCCACTTTTCGCCGCTTGCTGGAAGTTTAGCACTTACGCTAAATGTAATCTCACGTTTATGTCTTGGAAGACCGTTCCATACGCTTAGATAATGCTTAAATTCTTGTGTAAGTTTTTGAGTGCCATTTGTTTCAAATGTAATTTCTTTTAAGCCTTTCATCTTAGGGTTGTCTAACAAATCTGGATAGGCACGTTGCCAACCAAGCAACGGTTCACCACCTGTGATGACAAGATGTTCATCTACCCATGTGCCATGGGGAATAATTTCACAAATACGATCTGCAATAGCGTCTGTAGTTAGCATTGGACTTAGATCTTTAAAACGTGGATCCCAACTAGCATAGCTATCGCACCCTGTGCTTACTAATGGCAAATCTTCATATTTGTTAAACATATGAACAACTTCGGCAATATCTTCTGCTTCCGTGCTTAGTTCACCACGAGGCATACCAAATCCTGCACATTTAAAGTTACAACCAAATGTACGTAAGAAAACAGACGGTACACCCATGTAACGTCCTTCACCTTGTATACTATAGAATAATTCTGCTATCTTAATCTTACTCATTATCATCTCTTTCTAAAAACTGTGATACTTGATGCTCTGCGTCTTGAATACTTTCAGCCCAAACTGTAAATGTAGCAATGCCTTTACTAGCACTAATATCAAACGGAACAGTACCTTGAGGCAACCAGTTATCACCTACTTCACGTTTAATCTCAAACTTATTTAGGTCTGTAGTTTTCATACGATAAATTAATTCGTCAGTTAGTTGTTTTGCTGTTTCCATTTTCTTCCCTAAATTTATCCGAATCTTCTACAGCATTCAATAACACGTGGGCATAGTTGAAAGCCTGTTGGCGTGTTAAATGAACAGTGGATTCTGTGTCAACATATCCTTTGGTAATTAAGGTCCAAATATGATACCATCGTGTTTTACTCCACCAGTTTGTTTTGCCTGTAGTATAGACTGTTACAACAACATCGCTCGCATCTGTTTCAACCCACACATTATGATTGTGATCTTCATCTCCACAATTACAGGCAATTCGATAAACTCGACTATCGCCCCAGTCGTTTGTTTTCATAATGCCTTCGGCAGGTATTTGTATTACTCTCATTTTGAAGCATACTCCTGTTGCATTTTAATGTTGTCAAAGAATTCTTTCTTTGTGCCATGATCGTCTTTGAACGCACCTTTAAGTACAGTAGTCTGCGTTAAACTACTCTTGGCCATAATGCCACGATTCTCACAACATCCATGTACTGCTTGTACATACACACCTAAGTCTCTTGCACCTGTTGCTTTTTGGATTTCGCGGGCAATGTCGTTACACAATTCTTCTTGTAGTGTTCCTCTGCGAGCACACCACTGGGCAATACGTGTATACTTAGATAAGCCAATAAGTTTTTCAGCCGCAATAATACCAATGTAAGCAACACCAACAACGGGCTGATGATGATGACTGCACATAGAACGAAGCTCACTACGTACAACCAACATGCCTTCATAACGGTCTGCTGAATCGTTTGGAAACGCTGTTGCGTCTGGTGCTGGATCATATCTACCTTCCATGATTTCATTAAAGTACATTTTAGCAAGACGCTTTGCAGTGCCCTTACTATTAGGATCATTTTCTCTGTCAATAAGCAATGCATCTAAAACTTTTTCAAATGCTTCTGTAGCTTCTTTGATTAAAATGTCCTTGGCACCTTCATGCAAGTATTCGCTAATATTGTCGCCTGCCCAGAATCTTTTGCCATCACGTTTCATTTTAAAACGGATGTTATCTCCTAAGTATGCTTCTTTATAGTTTTTGTCGTCATCGCCTTGTTGTTCAGCGCCTGCAAGAATGTTGTTGTGTGTTTGGGATTCAGTCATTATTACTCCTATGTTTGTATTATATAGGTTTATTTAGGTTTTTGCAAGATATTTTATACTCAAAGTTTGTCGCTTAACAAAATTTTGCATAATTGATAATCTTTTTTTGATTTAAAACGGAATAGCATACAATCATCATAGGGATGACTGGTAAAACGATCACCAGGTAATCCAAATATTTCCACGACATCCGCACACACTTCATTCCACCAATACTTGTCTTGGTTTGCCCAGTTTAATCTAATTTCGTAAACTGAATCAACTGTTTCCACGTTGTTCGGCTTCTTTAAGTTGATCTTCTAAATATTCTAAATATTGACCTAATATTCCGGCTTGTTTAGGATTTCCATCGGCATTTAATCTAGCTATATCTTGATTAGCTTGATCAATTTTATCTTTGAGTTCTGGTACAGTTAGGTCTCTCATTTACCAGTTCCAAATTTGATTAAAGAACCGCTGAACAATATATTAAATGCCGCCCACGTTTCCCAAGTTAATGATATTTTCAGTGCTGGAAATAAAGTATTCAAAGCCCAAATTCCCAAAATAGGACCAAGTGCAATAGCAATTACAATAAATGCTATTCCGAAACTAAGTTTAAGTAAACTTCCTGTTAATGTACTCATAGCCAAAATTCCTCCCAAGGATAAACTAGCCAACAATCTTCTTCTGCCTTGTTGACTTCCCATACAGAGTAATCAACAATTTCTTTACTAGCTAGATTATTAGTTAGCGTAGCAAAACGAACGGTGTTATGAAATGTAGTATCCCAGCGAATTGCACTGGGCAATGCACTTGACTGCCAATCTTTTTTAATCCAAGCAATAGTAGTGCCTTGATCGTTAATATCGTCTACTACCAGTATGTTTTTTCCGTCGTATGCATCTTCGGCCATGCCGCAATTACTAACGGTAGATCCACCATCACGTAAACTAATATCTACAGTTTGCATTGGTACTTGCATGTAGTGACTTAGCATGGTTGCAGGAATAAGACCTCCACGCCCGATGCCTACAATATAGTCAGGACGCCAATTGCTAGAACTAATTTGCCTAGCAATATCCAAACAAGCACCTTCTACTTGAGACCAAGTATAATAGATCTTTTTCATGCTGTTAATGCAGATGCCAATGTTGCCATTTCTTCTTTAGTCATGAAAAAATTGTATACAGCACTATCAGTAACTTCGCCATCTTTTATTGATTGTTGTTCTAAATCAACACTAAACAACCCTTTTGGTCTAAGTACTTCGTGCTTTTTTAATACAAGGCGAAAACCCTCGTGATCTTTAATAACTGTTTCAGTATAGGTATCTCTAATTGACTCATGCAACATCATCTTCTCCTTTAATTGCTTCAAATGTTCTATATTTGCCCAAAGCCTGAATGTATTCGTCATACAACTTCTTTAGCTTTGGATGCTTCTTTTCAAGTTTAACATCTCTTTCAGGAATTTGCAAGACCTTTTCGATTGTGTTTAACCGTTCTTCTAAATCGCGCCCGTTGATAACCATGTTACCTTTGACTTCTATTGTAGGAGGATTGGTTTGATTAATTTTCAGTGCTTCGTTTGGAACTGCTGTAGCGCCGGTAGTCCATATTGCATTGGTACTAGTACCGGCACCCGATATTAGATACTGTCCAGAAGTTCCAGTTGTGGTTGTAGGAATGGAAACATACCCTGGTGCCGAAGTTCCGTTAGATTGTGTTGTTATGAAGGCCGGCATGCTTTCTATCGCTTAAATATTTTTCAAAGTGAATCCATTTATCTTTAACAATAAATCCCCACTCGCGTTGACGTTTACCAACAAAGAACAATGTCCAAGGAGTTACACCTTCTTTAAGTTCAATGCGATGGAACGTATGTGTATTTCCAAAACGGAAACTACCTGGGCCACGCCAGATTCTTACTTCGCAATTCTTTGTACCATCTGGATTAAATTGTGCGATCCATTCATAGTAACCACCTGCAAGGATAATAGTAAAATAGTTCCAAGGATGATCATGCACATCATCTGGATCTGACTTTAAGAATTTATGTAAAAATACGTTGTATGGAAATGTCACACGTTCTTTGAACAGAACATAGTAACGCTCTAAGTATGGTTCGTTTTCTGTACGATCCATAATAATACGTTTGCGGTCATGGCGCTCAAGCCAATTAAGGACGTGGTCTTTGATCTTCTGGAGTATCATAGTGGTCTTTCACTAATTTGTAAGTTGTTTTAAATTTTTCGTATGCTATTTTTAAGCCAGGATATTCTTCGCACATTTTTTCAATTCTGGAAAACTCCGGAAAACAATTAACCCATTCTTCTGGCAAATTAATTCTAAAATTAGATGTATCAATACTAATGCCGCCAATACCAGTAGACAATGTACTAATTTGCGTAGTAGTCAATGTTGGAATAGTATAACTAGTACCAGAGACATAGCAGTGATTATTCAAAGTGATGGTATCACAGGAACTAAAACTATACCCTGGAGAGGTAATTGTTATGGTATCACTACCATGACAACTACTAGCATAATCAGTTGAGCTGGGCCAACAGGTTGTTTGCGGAGAAGAAGTTGTCATGTAAATCCTTTGTTTGTTTACGTATGGCAGGTATCCTTGTAGAATAATTGTCCATGTGTTCTATTATTGCACGGCATAAATCTGGTCTGTAAACTGTGTATGTGTCATAATCGTTGGTCCATACGCTGGGATATTTGAATGTGTCGTAATACATTTCAGTATAACTTAAACGATCCGGAACCATGGGAATAGCATCAACTACCGCACCTTCATAGCAACTAATACCGAGTGTCTCTTGTAAATTTGCACTAAACACCATTTTAGCTTCACCTAACAAATTATGATATTCATTTTTTGTTAGCTGTTGATCCTGACATACTACAAATTCGTACTGTGGTAAATGATGTGCTAGATCTCTAAAGATTTCAACTTGCTTTTCTGGAGCAATACGATGCGGAAAAAGAATAAGGTCACGTTTAGGCATGCCTTTATACATGGCCAGGGTATCATGCATATATTCCATTGGCCAACCAGTTCGTACAATCTTAGAATATTCTCCGCTTAGTATTTCGGAAAGTTCTTCTTCGTACCAAGGATTTTCAGCAGTAGAACCATTGTTTAATAATTCTCTGTTGAATAATTCAATATGAAAATCTGTAGCAAAGTAGTTGTGATCAAATGCAGAGAAAAAACTCTTTTCTGCATTACGTACCCAGGGCTTGTTGCCAACCAGTCGACCTAAAAAGTCTTGTGGGTCATAACTGCCGGCATGCCATAGTCCGTGTGTTGTTACTGGAATGCCTAGTAGCTCACTCATGTACTTTAAGTTTATAATGCCCGGATGCCAAGCGTCAGTAAAAATAAAGTGGTCGCCGGGATGAACGGATCCGCTACAAAATAACCGACCCATTTGTTCAACTTGAGCAGACTTGTATATATTGGTGCCACCAAAATTAAGAAAAGCACCAGGAGTAGTGGCTGTAGGAATATCCGTAGGGCCAGAGATAATTTGAACATTGTGTCCTGCCTTTCGTAAGAGTGCAGGTACATGAGCCTTCCACTGGCCCGTGTACCTTGTTTCAACAGCTTCTAGATCAACTAAGAATACGTTCATTGTTGATAACGATTATTTCCACTGCGGTTGTATTCCCCGCGAGGTTTGCGATCGCCTACAAAAGGCTTCTTAGGACGATTACGTTTTTCGTAATTACGCCATGCCCAACTTTCTCTGTTGTAGAGGTCCGCTTCGTTAAACGGAAACATTTCCAACCTACAATAATCCAAATAAGATTCTAAATCGTCAAAGATTTTAACGACGTCTGGGCGGTTTTCGAAATATGCGTAATCTTTGTAATTCTTAGCCATTATAGCTTTCCTTAATATTTAATAAACGAACCATTTTCTCCGTCTTCGGAGACTTCAATCCAAACCTCTCGGTTGGGATACTTTAGTGCGATGATGGTATGTAAATCATCTGACATCATCTCACAACTCTTGTAGTCAAGGCTTAGAACGGCACCTTGACCATTATACAGCGACTCGAGCCATCGTTTGAACTGGATAAACTCGATGTCCCTGTCATTGTGTTGCACACTGATCCACACCCTGAAATGAAAGATATGACGGTGAGGATTAGCAAGAAACGACACATCATATTCATCTCCTGTTGCTAGGTTAGGATCTGTTGCCGCCGCTGGGTAGCAATGAATACCTTCCTTGCGCAAGGTAACCCAGATCATTTTGTTAGGTCTAATGTCTTGTTTAATAATCATATTATACTTTCTTTAAGCGTTGTAGTGGGTAATCGGGAACAAACAAACCGTCTATAAAAAATACTAAAGTCAATCTTCCTGTATCTTCAATACCGTGATAGTCGTCTGCCGCATGGTACAAATGACTATCAAACATTACTAATCTATTGAATTTATTTTTAACTGTAATAGATTTAGTAAACTGATCGTTGTTTTCTTTTCTAAATTTTTCAAACGCATCTGCCGAATCGGGATCCATGAAAGACTGCATTTTTTCTTTGTGATTTAACAGTTCAGTTGCTTCCTTGTTAGATTCCCAAATAGTAGTTCCACTATCTAAATCAGACTCTGGATCAAGATAGATAATACCTGTAATCTTATCTAGATCTTTATGTACCCAACCTTGATTATAGCGTCTATCTACCATTTGGAATCCAGCAGTAGCATGCCATTTTACTTCGGTGTGTGTATGATGAAAATCGTAAAACACACTTAATGATCGCATAATAATGTGGTTAAGTAGTGCAGGATCGATATCGTTAAGCAATGCTGTACGCTTACCAGGCCACAGGTTATGTGGATCTGTTTTAAATTCCTGCTGTAATGCAAATTCTCTAACCTTCATAGGGTTATCAAAGAAGTCATCCACAACTGTAGTTGGAATAATATAATTCTTCATGCAATAACAGTGTCTTGTGTATACTGATCCCAATGAGTATACTTGTCTTTACTCATCAAGCTCTGTAAGTGATGTGTCCACACACCTGGATTTGTAGCACCCCAAGTGCGGTCGTCCAGTTTAAGAGTGGCATTGTAGTTGAGTTGATTAATGTAAGGTAGTTTAACACTGATCATGGGAACAAATCGAGGATACTCATTATAAGCAGACTCTAACACACCCTCAATATGTTCAACACCAAAGTCTAAACTAACCCAATAGTCTTTCTTCAAGCATTCTAGGATAACATCATCCCACGGTCTGTATTCTGCTTGTGATATTGCCTTAGGGTTAAAACTTTGACTAGTGCCAAAATAGATATGTTTTACTTTGCTTTCTTCAGCTTTTGTAAGAATTTCTTTTATAGGTGGTGTACCTACAACAAACAATGTAAACATGCCATGACACACAGTATGTTCAACTTCATACCCTGTAAAGTAAACGACGCCTTGTCGTTCTTCAGTGTTTAGTCCCATTTGATATAACCTCTGCTGTAACCACACGGACGATTAACGCCGTCCGCAAACGCTTGTTGCCATTCAGTGTTACGATTATAACACCGGGTCCAAAAACTATCAACCTCTAGATAGCCTTTTTCAATCCAATACTTGGCAAAATGCATACAATCAATAAATTGAGGATTTCGGGGACTAGGTTTAATAGTAGTAACGGCTTTCCAAAGTTGTGACTGGGCTTCTGATTTACTAACTGCTTTGCCTACTCCGTCTATAATCAACGCATTGTTATTTAGATTTATTTCTGTGCCTAGTTCGTATTTTCCAGTAAGGTCTACAACAACATCGTAACTTTCGCTGGTACCTAACAATAATTTATCGCCCCAAAGTTCTTGATTATTTGAACCTAGCACATCCACATGATAGATATAACCGTTTAGACGCATGGTATGATAGGCAACCCACGCAAGAAATCCACTGCCAATAATTAACATTCTTGTATTGTCGTTTTTGCCTTGTCGCGACTCCAATTGATCTTTGGCCTGATTGATAAGATTAATGCCGCAAGCAACGGGTTCTAATATATACTTGGGATCAGCTTCTGGTATTTCTACATATTCATCCATGCGCACATTGTAATAGTCTGCATAAGCAGGCTCTCCACGTGTTGCTACATAGTCTCCAACTCGAGTTGTTACTACATTTGATCCAACTTTAGTTACTCGGCCAATACCTTCATGGCCTTGCATGTGTAGAGGTAACGGGCCAAAGTCTCCCAACATCATATCAATGTCACTGCGACATACACCGGTCATAACTGCCTTGACTTCTATTTCGTAGGATGTTGGTTCGGGTTTATCAAACTCCACTTCTTCAAAGTGGCCTTGACCTGTTGTTTGTAAACATTTAACTTTCATAAAGTTTCTATTTTCTCATGTATCCATGTATCTATATCAAATTGATCTAACCAGAATTGATAATTATCTATGTTATCGATAGCATCTTTAATCATATTTAGGTATGCTTCTTCCGGACACCATCCTAATTCAAATCGTTCTATCTTGTTATCCGGCATTACAAACTCAATAGAGCTATCTTCTTCGTCCATACTACGCCAATTAGCTGTACAACGCCATTTACTGCCAAAGTTAATAACACACATATCATCGACATTGTATGTACCTTGTGGATTTACCACTCCGTAATCAGTACTGTCAATGTCTTTTAACTCCCAACACTGCATAGCAGTTTTACCGCTAACAGTATCTGCTCTCCATTGAGAGTTCATAGCTACATACAAACTTAACAAATGGGGCATTAAGTCTCGACTAACTCCGCCAAACGCTAATTTCTTAGTAGTAAACCAACTGCCAGGACTGGGAATACAATTTTTACGTATCCAACGGATCTTAACTGTTTTAGCTCGATGGGCTAACTCTTTTAACTCAGCAATATTGCTACGCCACATATTATTTTTAACCATAATAAAGCGTGTTTGCGTAAACGTAGTTATTAGTTTTTGCCAAGTAGCACTGGTAGCAACGCCTGGTTTTTCAATAAAAACAATTTTACTAATAGGCGCAAGTTTTGCCGCAATTTCAAAATGCGTAAAATTTGGAGTACAAATATGCACAGTATCGAATCTACCATGTACTACAATAGCAGTATCAATGCTGATAAAATCTGCACCTTTACTGCTGTCATGATCGACGGTGACTACTTCATGTCCAAGTTTAGTTAAGACAGATTTGTATAACTGTCCAATACCCATGCCAATAATAAGGCTACGCTTGCTCATTTTTCTTTTCCTCGTAGGCTCTAAACATTCGAGTTACTTCTTCCATTTGTTTTTGAAACACTTCGGGAGCACCTATTGCCGCAATTTGCATATCATATTCGCTGGGATAATGTCGTAAACAGCGTCTAGCACTATCTTTAATTGCTTTAGGCACTCGAGGAGTAGTTAAGATCTCTAGTAAAAATCTTTGAGTCTGTACTACTGCTCGATATCTTTCATCAGGTAATGTCATGTACACTTGCCTCTAATGCGTCAAGTTTATCAATAGCCGATTCGTCAAAATCAACTTCTTCATCTGATTGTACACTATCTTCGTCCACTTCGTCAAACAATACGGAGAACATTTTACCAGCATTTACCGTTTTCTTACCAGTTGCGCCACGTGTTCCAGGAATAGCTTGCCAAAATTTATCAAATCCGTCAATGATTGCTTCTGCCGTTGCTCTATCTGGAGCACTAAAAATGGCATCTACTACATCTTTAAAGTAAACTCTTTCAAATTTTTCATCGACAAGCATAGCAGGACATAAGCCGGCGTCGTATTGACGATTGGCTTCTTGTACACTATTCAAATGTAACCATACATTATGACCCATCATAATAGCATAGGTGAAGCTATCCCAACTTGTCTTGCCTTCTTTACCTATCTTATTTAGGTCTCCAGGGCCGTATATACAAATATCTTTTACTTCTACACCATCCATTAATGGACTTGTAGTAAAAGAAGTAAAATGTTTGTCTTGTACTACTACATCTTGGAAGAGTCGTGTGTCTTTGCTGTATTTTTTGTTGTCAAGACTTGGCAACATGCGATAGAGCCATTTTTGTCTGTCTTCGATTTCTGTTTGGACATAGATCTGTCCGTTTGCTGTTGCCAGAAACGGTGAGGCGCAGTCAAAAGATATGGTAAAGTTTTCATTATGATATTTCCTTATAGCTCGTTGTATGTCAGTTAATAACAATGCCCACTCTAACTTAGAGGTGCCCAGGAAGTGCATCCAATCTTGATGACCTTTTTCAAGAAGACCGTCAAATTTCAATGCCACTAATCTACGTAATACCAAATCTACGTCACACATATTTTGTCCACCCATAGCCCAGCCATTAAATGCCTTATCGCCATAGATGTTGGGATCGCAAAAGTCTTTCATTTGTTGATACCAATCTTCTGCTTGTCCGTGATTTTCGCCTTGCAATACATTTAAAAACTTACAAGCACCTGTACGATGTTTAATAAAGTATTCATTATTGTATTTTGTAGCGTTTACAGCTTGTTGATATGAACTAATACCAGTAGCCGCTTTTCCAACAGGGCTACGTTCAACCCACGCTGGAATATCAAGTACCATGCCGTAATCCATAAGTGCATCCATCCAAGTTAACACTTGTTCACGTTTCTTCTGCGCCGCATCTAACAGTGCTTGATAGTTTTTAACATGATCAATTTTAGTATACTTAGGATTTCCGTTTTTATCTAACTTAGGATCGCCAGTTGGATGTAATTGAGGTACAAGTTCAACTCCTTTAGCCTGCACTTCTTTCCATTTGGCCGCAACTTCAGGGCCGGTAGGATCACGCCATTCTCCTGCCCATACGCCTTTACCAATTTGGAATCCACCTGAATCTCCTAGGACCCAACTTGTTGAACGATCTCTGTTGCGGAACATGTCTTCGCTAGGATCTGGTTTGGTCAAATCTAAATTAGCATGTCCTGCTGAGTATAAACAATGGTCAAAGTAAAATGCCGCATTAGGATTTAAGTAATTCATTGCTTCAATACCCAATGGCCCAAAACTCTTAGGGATACGTGCAGGGTCAACATAGTTACTATAACGTTGTTTACCTATATAAGTGCTATAAAATCCTGACGTTGCCGGCAGGAAATACGCATAGTCCGATTGAGTTGCTGTTAGATTTCTATTCATTTAGATCCAGTGTTGTGCTAGTACCATTAGACTTAACCAAGCCCACATAGTATTAAAGCCTACTAGTGTTGGCAATGCTTTTTTACGGCTTGCCCAAATAAGTGTTACGCTGGTTAGTAATGTTAGATAATATAGTTCCCAGATTTGAATACCAAATATTAAACCTGGAATAATGATGATGGCTTTGGCCAACCAACTGACAAATTCTACAGTATTGTATCCTGTCCAATACTCTTTGGTAAACCACATCATATAGCAGTCACGCATATTTGCCCAGCCGCTATGGCTATAACTAATTGCCATTAGTACTAGCCATACACCTACTGCCAATAGAATTTGATCTGTAGTCATATTATTTGCTCTGTGCCGGTAAAATATATTCGTATTCTGCAATACCGCTGTCTACTGTAATTTGTAGTGCGCCTTGGTCACTAATACGCATTGTTTTGTCGCCAGTTAGATTAAGAATACTCATAACTTGTACAACGGGCCAAGACCATGCTTGTTTTAATTTGCCATCCACACCTGCTTGGAACGTAAATGATCCAGCGTGTGTGCTTGCATCTCCGAAACTAAACACTAGATTGTTGTTGTCTGTTCGAACTTGGAATGTTTGTTCTTCAGTGTGAGCACTTGCTTGGAACTTTAGCTTTTGAATACTAGCCATAGTCGGAGCAAATTCTATGTTCCATGTTGCACCTTTGAACTTAACCGTCTTAAGTTTGTCATTGATGACTTCTGTGTTCATGAAACGATAGTCGTTTTCGAAGTCGCCAGGCCCGTTTTGAAAATGCAATCCTGTTGGAATTGTTTCTCCATTGCGTTCTTGCTTGACCACTTTAATGGTAAAGTTTTCTTTGTATTCTGGACACTTTAAATGGATGTCTAGTTTATTTAGGTTAGGCATACCAAATACGCCTTCTAAGTCGTCGATTGCTTCTTTGGTCTTTGCATTAAGGATAACGCTACGATCTTCAGCCATTGATTCGATAACTGTTTCTTTATCAGTTGCACTAATTTTAATTAGTGGCAAAAATCCTAGGCTGTGTGTATGTGCTACTAGGTCTTGTAAAAAGTCTTTCATATGATTCTCCGTATTGTGTTATTATATAGGTTTTTGTGACTATGTCAAATGTTTTCTTATCGTTTTATTATATTCTACTGCCGCATCGAGTATGGTCAAAGGTTGTTGGGCCTTATTTGCATATTCGAGTAACGCATTAGTATCCTTGGGGAAACAAGCACCCCCAAATCCTCTGTCTCCGTCGAAGCCAACAACAGTATGACTATTACCGATACGAGAATCGTGAGCAATAATTTGCCTTACTAAATTGTAGTCAGCGCCACTAACCTTGCATAGATCATATAACTGATTAAAAAATGCTACTTTAGTGGCTAGGAAACTGTTAATACTGTATTTGACCAACGATGCTTCAGTCACACTACAGTAAAAATACAATTTACAATCAGGAAGTACTGATGTAAATAATTCTTGCCAAAATCCTTCTGGATCTTCTCCACCTAGTACCATGTACTTTTGATTGGCAAAATCCTCCACTGAGCTAACAGCCCGTAAAAATTCTGGATTGTAGCAAATACTGTGATTTTCAAATGCTGATTGTATTGCAAACAATTGATCCGGCACTATTGTAGATTTAATCAGTACTGGCATGAATACAGGAACTGATTTTAATACAGCATAGACTTGACTGTCATCACATGCATGTTGCTCTGTTTGGGGAGTACCCACACAGACAATAATACCATCAGCATCTGAATGATCAGCAATCGACTCGTTGCCATATTTTGGATCAACAATAACTAACTCATGTTGTTTTTCTAGTGTACTTGCCACTGCTTTGCCTACAAAGCCATATCCTGCGATTATAATTTTCATATTAAAACTCGAATAAACTGTTAAATGTATTTTTTTCTTCGGTACTTCTCACGTCCCATTTAAGCACACCAATCAAATTTTCTAATTTCTTATCAATAATAGTGGCCTCCATTTCTGCATGATCAAAAGGCAAATCCTTGAACCACTGCGGAAGTCTCAGCTCGTCTACTGGATAAGCCACACTGGTAAACGCCAGCGGATTAGGTTTGAGTTTACAAACAATAACTTTCTGACCATCAGTAATGTTCATTGAGTATTTGTCGTTGTACATTCTTTTGAGCGTATTCCAATTAATACTTGCTCGTACATGACCAGGCATATTAGCCTTGCCAGCTTTCTTCTCTTTTGCTTCGTATTCTGTAACTTTGTTTGCACGTTTTGGACTTCCTTTTTCCCAACCTGGACGAGCTTTGAATTTACTTCTAAACTCACTAATGCTGTCTAACACAGCCTGTTCTTCCTTGCCAGTAAGCACCATTTCTAAAACTTCGCTTAAAAAGTCTTGAATAAATTCTGGTGTATCACTGCGTTTGAGATCCAGCCCCATGGCTTTAATCTTGCCTGGTTTGCCATCTACGTCTGTGCGCTTGCCTTCTTTATCATAATACAGCACCGCATAACGTTTCTTGGTAATGAATAAACTCTTTGACCCAACAATTTCTCGGCCAGCTTTGATAACTTCGCCACGTGATTTAGGTACGTGGAATGTGTCCAACATAAACTGTGGGAACGTGTTGTTAACTTCATCTGCAATTTGATCATACAGTTGAATTACATTTTCCCGACTCCACGGAATTGCGCCACTATCGATATCTTTCTTTAACGTCTTGTATGCTGAGAAATAACATGAGTCTGTATCACCATAGATAACTGCTTTACCCACGTGGTCATACTCACCTGTGATAATTTCATTTACCTTACTGGCCATATGCTTGGCAATTTGTCTGCCAACCAATGTTGTCGACTGACCAATTCGCTTGTCAAAGAACCTGCATCCACTGTTAAGAATAGCACCATACAAACTGTTAAGATTAATTTTCTTAACCAACTGTCGTTTGTCCCAATATTCCTCTTCAACTTTATTGCCGGCCTTGATAGCTTCTTTTAATTTGGCCTGCATTTCTTTACGTTCTGCATACCAGCGTTTTAGTAGTCCAGGAATAATACCTTCTTTTTCATAAGTAAAAATTGTGCCGTTACTAGACAACATCCAAGGTTGGTTACTTTCAAATATGAGTCTATATACTTCGGCGGCACTTACTACGTCAACATCTCCGTTTTCCCAATCAATGGTAATGTCTGTGCCAATCTCTTGAGCCATTACTGCTTCATATTCATCCGCACCGAATTTACCTTCCCAGGCAGCCGCAAAACTTTTACCTTTGGCTATTTGTGCTTCGATGTATTCTTCAGTTTTAGTCTGACGTAACTGTCCAATAATTGTTTCTGGACCCATGTTAAGCGCACGAATAGCACTTGGATAAAGACTATTGATATCCAATGAACCTACCCAGTCTTGAATACCTTCTTTGGGATAAGCAACATACGCACCAGCCGCACCTTCGTTATCTTCACGTTCACTCATCTTAGTGCGGTTAGGCACTTGCATGCCTCTGCGATGGCATTCGTTAATAATAGCTTGCTCAGTTACCGCCACAGCACCCATTGTTGTCTGTAGTAATACTGTATTTTCATGTGCCAGTGTATTGGCAAGGTCCATGAACTTTAATTTCTTATCAAGATCGTCAAGCAGTTTACAGTCATTGATGTTATATTCAACAAACGTCTTAAAGTCATTGTTGTATAATTGGTCGAGTGTACCTTCATATTGTGTTTTACGTTTACCTAACTCATATTCCGCAATGGCGTCAAGTCTATAACTGTGGCGTTCTTCATACGTATACTTACGGTACAACTCAAGATAGTCTAAATGAACGCGACCAATGTAGTCATAGGTTACACTATCACGACCAAACTTTTCATATTCTCTGCGTTTAGGAAACTGATCAAACAAACAGAAACGACGGGTATCTTCTTTACTCAATACCTTTGTCACTCTATTTGTGGTATAAGGCACGTCAAATCCTTCACTGTTCCAACCACTAAGCACGTCTGCATCTTTAATTAGATCCAAGAACATATCCAACAAGTCTGCTTCTTTGTCAAACAAATAAGTGTTAGGAAAATCTTTGACCATTTCCTTGGCTTCTTCCATCTTAAGACCTTTAGGAGGAATAGCCAAACATACCATAGTTTCTAACCATTGTAGGTAGACAGCAATCGCAGTAATTGGCATGAACGCATCATCTGGACTTGCATAGCCACGCTCTGGATCAAAGTCTACCTCAATATCGAAAAATGCTACATTTAGTTTAGGCGCATCTTGATTTAAATAGTGTTCACTTAGTGTAACAAAGATTGGATTAATATCGCTTTCAAACAATTCTTTGCCGCTGTTAATAGCCTGCTCTTTTCTGAGCTCTTTAGTATTTTTACAAACAATCTTGGTTAAGGAATCGCCGTAGATGGATTCAAATTTGCCGCGAGGGTCTTTAACATAGAACGTGTGTTTGACAGGAATGTCACGGAACTCACGCTCACCTTTTTTATTACGTTCAACAACGCGAATGATATCATTCTCGCGGTCAAACCATGCGTCTACATAAGACATAAAATACTTTCTCCATGCAATTTAGGGCTTGCAAATACCTATGTGCTGTTTATGGCCAGCTAACCTTTAACAACAATATTTATTAGATACGTTTTGTGATATCTAAAATTGCTTCGATCTCTTCCCAATCTTCATTGTAAGCCGCCCAATCGCCTTTATGTGCAATCTTGATAGCTTTGTTAATAACACTTGGTTTAATTTGTAATTCTTCCGCAACTGCTTTAACAGTTTCTTTTAAGCCTTCTTGTAAGTCTTCGACTTCACGTAGTACTGTGCTACCTTCTGAAATCAAACGCTCGAGTTTTGCCTTTTCTTCTGCACCGTATGAACGACCGCCCATGTAAATCTCCTAATGTATATGCCTATTATACGTTACTTATCCTGTAAATGCAACCTTTAGAGGTGGAAATGGCAGAAATTAATCTGCCATTTTATTACTTAATGTTTGCTATTCTTAACCAACGAGCCAACTCATCTGATTCTTTTACTGGTGCAGTGTCAGCTTTGGAGCCAGGTGCACTGGCTAAACTTGCGGCCGCCGGATTGTTTTGAACATTTTGTTTATCTTTATCAATCAGTTGAGCGGTAGTAGGAGTGTTTTGTGGATTCAATTTATCTTTGGCAATTTGTTGATCCACATCACTCATTGCCGCAGTTTGCGCGGCTGGAGAACTTTTGATCTCCTCCAAATCATCCAATTGTGATTCTAAATCTTTTAGTTGACGAATATTATCTTCATCTTCAGATTTTTCTAAATCAATAATTAGTGCGGCTAACTGAGCTTTCATTGCATCAATTTCTTTTTGTGTAGCTTCAATTTCTTCTTTCTTTTTAGTGTCTTCAGCGGCCTTGGCATCATCAGCTGGTGTATCATCAGGACGAGGCTTTGCAATTGACGGTTGTTCAACTGGTTTAGAGCCTACACCTTGGTCATATGTTGGCTTACCACTGGCTGGAGGAATTGTTATTGTTGCCCCTGCTGTAATCTTGTTAGGGTTTGTAATACTAGGATTAGCGGCCATCAATTCAGCAACGCTTACATTATTTCGTTTAGCAATAGTACTTAAATTATCACCAGGTTTGATCTGATAAGTCGTTGGCTCAGATGTTTTAGCATCTGCACTTGGGTTAACAGCACTTGGAGTAGCACCTGCACTAGGTGCAGTAGTCGCACCGTTAGCTGTTGCCATTTGGTCAGCAGTTGGGCCATTTCGTTGACCTTGTCCGCCACCGATTTGACTACCAGCAGCCGCAACAGCCGCCAAGGCTGCCGCAATACTCTTCTTAGGATTATCTTTTAGCCATGCGCCTACGCCTGATTTCATATTGTCTGGAACAGCTCTCCAGGCCGCATCATCAATATCTGGGCGAGGTTTAGGCATGCCAACACGGCTACCCCAACCTGGAATTTTGCTCCAGTCGTCTGGGTTTGATCCAAACTTTTTCATTATATTAGGAAGCATTTCTCCAGCTGACTGTGCCGCACCCAATGGCCCTGGCAATCTCAACCCTGCTTCAAACAAATCGCTAAAACTTTCCATCAATGATTCTTTTAGAGGTTTGTCTGCTGGTGCATCTGTTTTTGCAGTGGACAAGGATGCTAATTTGTCTTTAAGAGCTTTGTACTTGGGAATTAAATCTGTTAATTGTTTTAATTCGTCATCCTCTTTAGTTTGACGGGCAATAGCCGCTTGACTGCCGCCTTGTACTCCTGCATCATAATCTTTATTACTAGAACTGAAAGGATTTAAATGACGTAAAAATGTACTTGTATTTGCTTTAGGAGGAACTAGTCCACGCTTTGCCAACAATGCATCGCTAGATTCTGTACCAGTAGCACTGATACGTGGTTTAGATTGACCTGTCCCGCTGTCACTGCGATCCATCTCTGGATCAGCACTGACAAAGTATCCACTAACTGGATCATATAGTCCGGGCAACTTATTATTTTGTGCAAGAGTCATTAGGATCTGAGCACGTTTTTGTTCGTCTTTTTCTTGACCAACTTGAGCTTCGATATCTTTTAGACGTAAGCCTTCGTTGAGCTCAATAGACTCTATGCGATTAATTAAATCTCGTAAGTTCATTATTATTCCTTTGGTACACAGTTAGGCACTGTGCGTCCGCCTTTCTTTTTAGTTCCTACTGGCTTGTAACCATCCCAGCAAGGATTTGAATTTTTTAATGTTCGTTTCTTAGCGTTGGCTTCTTTGATAGGATTTTGATTGTGCTTTTTTAAATCGTTATCAAATTGTTTGATAGTGGCTTTATTGATACCTTTGAAACGTTTGTCACCTCGAGCATAGTCTCCTTCTGCATCGGCTTTCTTAGCATCTGCGTAGGCGGCTTTTTTATATTTGCCCAATGTGTCTGTACTTAGTTCGCTTAGACTTAAATGCCCCCCGTCTGGTGCGTTACTTTGTGCCCCAGGACCGTTGTGTAGATGAGCATGAGATAAGTTATCTTCCGGCAAAGCTCTAAGTGCATCTTTTATCAAATCGTTTAATGTATGGAATGCCGCAGTAGTGATGCCTACACCTGCCAGTGTTTTAACCCATTCTCTAATAGGCCCTACCAACTGTGCTCCTGATCTTGCAACATTTGCACCAAAGAACGTTACTACTTTTTCAATAATTCTGCATATTTTTTTAATTCTAGATAGATTAGCAACAACTTCTGCTCCAAGTCCTATCGGCCCGCCCATGGCTCCTGCAAGTGCTCCTGCCCCGACTATGCCTAAATCAAATGCAACTTCCATTGGTGTGTATGGAATATCTGGATGAATTCTTTTCTCCCACCATCCTGCATCTTGGCCTTGATCATCTATATTGCCATTAGCCGCATGAATTGCTCCCCCACCTACTACAGTAGCAGATCCTTTTGGATTTGATTTAACTATGTTGGCCGCGCCTTTAGCAATGTCAATGGGATTAACTTCATTCAATTTACTTTCTTTCATCAATACACGTTCAGCAATAGTCTGCGCATACTGTTTGTAGAAGTTTTGTTTTTTAACTTGTTGTTCTTGTACAGCCTGCTCTGCTTGGTCAAAATATTTACGAACAACGCTTTCACGACCTACACGAGCTGGACGCTCTTGCTGACAGTTATCTTCTTTTTGATAGTGTTGCATGGCCATTTGTACTGGCAACGATACTTTATGCGGACTACCTTCCATCAATAAATTAACATTGTTTTTATCTACAATTGATAAAAACTTACTTAGATCATTTTCTTGTACTGTTGTAGCAGGTGTTACGTAACGAACATTGTTGTTGTAACCTGCCGCTTGATCAGCGGCCTTTACTGCTTGGTTCTTTGCGTAAGTTTGCTCCCAACGTTCAGCATTGCCGCCGGCAAGTTGATCGTAACGTGCTTGTAACTTAGCTATTTCTGCAGGATCGATGCCTTTGGCTTTGGCATCTTGAATTTGATTACGAACAGCGACCCACTCAGCGGCATTTGGGTGTTGAATATCCGCCAGTTCATCGGGTGTATATGTAGGAGTGCCGTCTGCCTGTGTATCTTGTCTCGGATCGGGCATCTGATTAAGATCTGCTTCGCTAACAACACGAAGGAATCGAGCCATGTCATTGGCGCCTACTACAGGTTTAGTAGCAACTCCATCCATCGCCTGTAGTATGCGCTTCATTTCCATGGGATTAACCGTTTAGACGTTGCATCAACTCTTTCATGCGATTGAATTCAGTTGACTCTTTTACAGTTTCTTTTTTCTTACCAGCACGTAATGCGGCCAAGTCTGATTTCTCAATCTTACCATCATGATCTGCATCAATCTTTTCTTGATTGCCTGGCAAGTCTTTAGTTGCGGCTTTCTTTTCTGCCATGTAAGCAACAGTTTCTTTCATGTTTTTCCACATAGCGGCAGCGGCAATCTTCTCACCTTTCTCACCGCCACCAGCACTCTTGGCTACTTTGTCAAAACTCTTGCCTGGCTTGCCAATGTCTTTGCCTGCTTTAGCATCTTTAACTACAGCACTCTTCTTAGCTTTGCTTAGACCTGCGCTTGGTTTACCCTCGTCAACTTTCTTTTCAGGCTCGCCTAATTTTTTACGTAGCATTTTATTCAAATGACCTTTTGGATGAGGCTTTGATTTACTACCAGCCGGCTCTTCTCTATCGCCGTCGTATTGAGATTTATCAAACGGTGTTGGCTTTGCGGCTTCTTTAACTTTCTTCTTGCCACCTTCTTCGTCTTTACCAAGACGTCCAGCAATAACATCACCGCGTGTTACTTTGTCATATGGTTTAGCGTTGTTAGCCAAGTTACCATCATTCTTCTTTTTAGCTTCGTACATGCCAAGACCTAAACTTTCGTCAACGTCTTTTTCTTTAGGACGGTTGTCGAACTTTTCGCCGTTCTTCATGCCATAAGTTGGTTTGTCATGCTTTGGCAATTTGATATCGTTGCCCTTTTCAGCTTTTTTAGTTTCAGCATCTTTGGCCTTGGCATGAGTTTTAATACCCTTGCCTGACTTTTCTTCAGCTTCGCCATCGTCATGATAGCTGGTATTGGAGTGCTTCATGCCAGTATCAGTCTTGGTAGCTATACCTGTGCGTGTTTTGAAAGTATCGCCAGTCTTGCTTTTGTCTGTGAATTCTTCGTCCACTGACTCTTCATCATCTGGAACACCGTTGTGATTAGCATCTAAACGCTTGTGAGCGGCTTTAGTAGCTTTAACTAAAGTCTTATACTTGTCTACTTTGCTTTGAACATGCGCTGGAACTGGTTTTGGATCTTCGTAAACCATTCCTGTACCGCCACATTCCATACAAGGCTTTTGACCACCGCCAATCATGCCTTCGTCCATCTTGTGATCGTGCTTGCCCTTCATCTTTTCAGCTTGTGACTTTTTCAAGTCTTTCATTTTATCTTTAGCTTCAGATAACATTTCTTTTAGTCGCATTTTTTGTCCTTCGCTTAATGTATCGCTGTTGTCTAAATGATGTCCATACTCGCTGAACTTCATTTCGTACTCTAAATAATGATAGACGCTGGCGATATAATCAGCGGCTTTAGTAATCTTAGCTTGCACCCAGCCTTCTAATTGATCTTCGTCCTGGATTTGTTGGAACAACTTGTGGCTATAATTGGCTAATTTGTACAAATCAGCTTTGGCCATAGCACCTTCGCGGTCTGCTTCGCCGTTGTGTAAGCCTACAACATCACTGCCCATTTCAGGTGCTGATGTGTCTGTTGGTTCTGCCCCCATATCTGGGTTCATTTGATCTAATTCTGATGGCATGAGTATACTCCGTTATCTTTATATATTTAGCGTCTTTTGATGATAGGCGCCTTGATATTCTCCATAGGCCCGCCGAACAAACTTACTTCATCTTGATCAAGTGCGCTAACACTTTTTACTTTTTTCTTGCTATGTGCTTGTGTAGGGTTGGGCAATGTGGCTATATTACCGGATGTAGTAGTTGATATTGCATCAGACTCTGATATATCTTTTGTTTCTCCGTATGGATGCACTACAACCCACTTGCCGCCTTGATTTTGCACCCACTTTTTAGGGTCAAACTTGCTACGAATAATATTGTGTACCTTCAGTGCTTGCTCCGGTGTATCTCTGTATCCTTGCGCACGAGCTTCTTGTTCAACACGGTTAGAAATCATAGCTTGATGAACTCTATCGTTTTTGTAAATATACAACAGATTAGACTCGTCGCTCATATCTCTTTCACGTCGACCAAATCCTGTGCGGTTATTATGATAACTGTTGTAGCTTTCGTCTAATTCATGTATTTTCATAATTTATTTTCCAAACCAATGTTTAAACCACGCATCTGTGCCTGGTTTGATATCTTGTTCTCTAGCAACTCGCCCTTTGTCGCTGCCTTGCACCTGTGGTAACTGCAAATTATTATAATTGGCTAGGGCTTCTGCACTGCCTAACCCGCCCATCATACTGACAGCTTTTAACGCATGTACAGGATCATCCGGCGCAAGATAGCAATCTTCATCGCTTGATGGATTTACATCTTGACTAGTTATCCTGTACTGTTTCATTTCAAACTGGATCTCAACATCCAACTGTGTTTCTTGTGCTGATCCTGACGGTCAGCTAGGAAATTACTTAGTCCATGATCGCCGTGTGCTTCGGCCATATCGAATGTAATACGAAATATATTGGCCATCTTATCGCTATCTTCTAATAGTTCGCCTAGCATACCGCTCCAATCGGGGACTGCATTTTCATCTTTCACTTGAGTGAGCATGCTAAATTTGCTATAACTGGCAGGTGCATAAACCTGTAATGCTCGCAGTTCTTCTGCAAATTGATCAATAGCACCATACACTTCATCGTATATTCTTTCAAACAACAAATGATGCTGATAGAACAACGGGCCTTCGGTATTCCAATGAAAGTTTTGAGCTTTCAACGCAAATGCATACTCGCTGGCAAATGCTGTTTTCAATGCTAAGTGGTATTTCTCGTCCATATTAAATTCCGTATTTGTTTCGTTTGATATTGGCCACTGTACTGACTTTGTCGGTTCCGGCAGATTCTTCGCTTTTATTATTGGCAATGCGTGTGCCTTTTACGCCCATTAATTTATCTGCCAATTTGACTACTTCTTCATCCTCTGGACTAAATCCAACAATGGTTAAATTTTCTGCCCATGGACTTTCTTGTTCAAATGACACATGACCAGCCGCATCAGCACGGGCCGCCGCAACAGCTAGTCCATAGCGATATTGCATATATGGATCGGTATTTCGCAATTGACGTTGTACCCATACACCTGGCAGTGCCGCATCCACATCTTTGCTCAAACTGGCAAACTTACCGTGTGACTTGGCACTGGCACTTTCAGGTAAAAATTCTTTTGCTCGCATATTATATACCGTACTTGTTCTTTTTAGGCTTGGCAACTGCGCTGGCTTTGTTAACGTCTGCCATCTCTTCGCTACGTTTACCACTCCAGTTTTCTATAGTTCCAGCACCTACTTGCAAAGCGGCAGCTTTGACCATTTCATATTCTTCTTCAGTGTAGCTGGAAATCAGCGGGTCTCCTCCGATCCAATTATCAGCTGCCATCTTTGTCGGGTAGTCCGGAGCACCGGCCAGCGCAATACCCATGCGATAATTTTTATACATGCTGCCAGTTGCCATGTTCAAGCCTGGTATTGTGGACGTATTTTTCATGGCTGTTTTTTTCTCAACATCTATGGGTTTTGTTCCGCCCTTGCCCACTGACCCTTCTTTTACAAACTGATGTGCTCGCATTTCTCTTATTATCTTGTTAGCATATTTAATCGAATTTTCTTTGTACATCTGCTGTTGTTTAATCCATTGCTCCAACGAAGCATATTCACTAGAACTAAATTGTGGTTGTACACCTTTGCTGTTGGCATCTTTTATACGTTGTAGATACATTCTTATATGCGGAGGCGGAAGAGCATCGGATAGTTCTTTATCTCTAGCAACTGCGGCTCTTACATCTGCCAAGCTAGTACTTGGTTTTTTGACCACTTTAGGTGCTTGTTTTGCCAGTAGTGACATTAATCCTTCTGCCGCTGGCTCTATAACCGGTTTTTCTTTCTTAACTTTCTTAACTTTTTCTGGATGCTGTCCTACTGCGGCAACTACTGTGTCGTAATAGTGTTGACCGTTTACTGCTAAATCTGGATTGGTGCCAGCGGCTTGATAAAACGCCTTCATATCTCCCGCACGAGCGGCAGTGCGTAATGCAGTGGCACTACTTACACGGGGACTTTCTACGTGTATGATTTTAGCAAAATTAAAATAACCATGAGTACTTTCTTTGCCATTGTATTGATGCAGTAGTTTGCCTGCCCATGCCCAATCTTGACTATCTGTAACATAGGCAATGGTAGCGCCATCGCCTACTTGTTGATATATCTTAGCGGCTAATGTAACAACACTTTGTTCGCCTAGAATGTGTCCTTTGATTTGAGGATCAATAGCAGTCATCCATGCTGTTTTTAAATCGTATGGCAATGGATCATTAGGACCAATAGTTCCGGGATTAGTTCCAATAAACCATTTGTGACCAGCATGTTTAACGGCATTCCATACTTCCATGTGTCCTTGATGTGGAGGATTAAAGCGACCAAAGCAAAATGCCGCAGTAGCTTTATGATGCGCTTCGAATAACTGTCTTAATTTCACTGTGGTGCCTCCGGTGCTGTAACTGGCTTTTTACCAGGAGCCCATGTTGTAGGAACAATTTTAATGTTGCCGTACTTATGACCTTTTTGTGCATAGCGTACATGACCTTCGCCGTGTGTATCCCAAATTTCTTTGCGTGGTTGTTGTTTGATGGCGGCATCCACAGTATCTTTCATGTTGCGTATGCCTTTGATTAAAAATAGTATAGCATCTAATCCGCCAGGATGTGCCTGTATCATGTCAATGATATGCTGAATCTTTTTAGGACTTTTACCTTTACTGGTCATCCAGTTGGTAAATGTTGCGCCTGAGATAGTACCGAAGTCTTGCTCTGCATTAGCGTGTTTGTTGCTCATGTCATTGAAGAAAGGATAAAATATTCCATTCTTATCAGCATCAGGCAAACTATTTAAGAAACCATCTATGACTGCGGCATGTTTATTTGTGTATTCGATCATACCATCTACTGCGCTAATGTCCGCGGCAGGTGCGGCATCTGTATAGATAGGCCCTTGTACAATAAGTCCCGGTGTGCCATTAAATTCTTCAAAACTATCTTTAGGCTGTTGTGAACGATCGTCTGCACCAAACGATGGAAATGTTGCATGCCCTACAACCATGACCTTGGCCTGTGTAATACGTTGTCCTAGTTCACTACCAGCGTCTACATGATATGTTGTATTGCTTAATGGGTTGGGGCTAAATTCCCAAACACCCTGTGGATACTCTGCGGTCTTGGGCGCAAGACGTTTATTAAGAGCAGGATCTACACCAAACAATGCATCTGCATACACAAATCCTACAAAGTTTTTAGGAGTTGCGGCATCAAATAGCGGATATAAATTACTAAAGTTAGTGGCAAACTGTTGACGCTTTTGTTGCTCTTCAGGAGTTTTGGCATTACCACTTTGATTGGCAATAAAATCGTACACACCTTCGGCACTGTCGCTCTTAACACCGCGTCCCCATTGGTTGTGTCCAGCAAGTATCAAAGGCCCGCCTTTCTTTTCACGTCCCCAATATACTTGTGGATTGCCATCCCACTTGCGTCTGACGGTAGTTTGTCCAGCTTTTTCGCTAGCAATTTCTTTAAAGTGGTTAAGTGCTTCTAGCGTACCATTAACACCTTTGAAAAATACTAAATGCTCTGGATGATTAAAAGGTCTGCCGTACTTTTCCATGCTGTCGTCATTAACAGCAATAGCTTTGCCTTCATAATAGAACATTTCTCTTAACAGCACGATTAATCCTTATACTTGCCGTTAGATAGGTGTTCTTTGGTGTCTTCTAACATTTTTTTGCAAATATCATTGCAAAGTTTTTCGTCTAACTGTGGGGGTAGCTCGCGGATAGGAAATTTTTTCACATAGGCGTGATAACTGTTTTCTACTGCTGGGCGAAATACTTTACTGCTTATTTCACCTTTTTTATCAATACAACGGGTTAGGCTTGGAAATACATGACGACGATATACATCATCATCGTTGTGCATGAAGTGTATTAAGTCTTCGGCAAGATCAAAGTTTAATTCTCTACCACCACCTTCTACAGGTTTGATAAACTTCATATCGTCGAAGTATTTGCCCTCTAATAGTTCATTTATACGCATTTTTAAGCCCAAATTATTAAATCAGCAGAAATCTCTGCGGTTAGAGTATTTATCGCTTTTGCAGGGCTTTAGTTTTTAATGATACGCTCTACTTTGCTAATACTACCGCCCAAATGCATACGGGCCATAAGCAAATTGTTGTCCCCAGTGACGTAAAAATGTGTGCCACCCCAACTGCGCGGCTTGTGCAGATCTTTAACACAACTCTTTGTTAGTTTAAGTTTTTTGTTAGATTCTGCCCACTCCACAAATGCACCATGCTCTTGGGTAGTTTTACCTAGGGTAATACGAAAATCATAATTCATTTTGGGCATAATTACAGTGCCCGAATCTAGCGTAGTATTATCCGGCGGCTTACTAATGTATTTCACATGATCCGTGCTAATCTTGGCTAATTTATTAATATCCACCAGCTTATTACTGTAGATACTGAGCCATGGACTTTCTACCCTGATGTCTATATCCGACATTTTAGATAATACTTTTTGCAATTGAAAAGCATAGTCTAAGTCTTCTTGATTACTGATACCACCGTGCCTGTAACCAAATTGATTTGGCTTAGGCTGATGTGGTATTGTAATTTCCAATAAGTTTTTATATACAGTATCTAGATCACTGTGCCTAAATAGGCTCGATCCGGCACATGTCAGCACAATTTTGTACTGATATATGCCGTTGAATAGTTTTTTAGTTACCTTGTACTGCATGTTCTGCTGTATCTACCATCAGTAATGGAGTCTTAGGCAACTTAGGTTTAGCCGCCAATGAAATTTTACCTTCTTGGACAGTAATAGTTAACCAACCACCATTCTTAAGATCTCCGAACAACATCATTTTTGCCAAAGGACGTTTAATTTCTTTGTCGATAACACGTTGTAGCGGACGAGCACCCATCTTTTTATCAAAGCCGTTGTCGATTAACCAGTTGGTAGCTTCTTTATCAATCTTGATACGGATACCTTTTTCTTTAACTTGGTCACGCATCTCGTCAATAAACTTATCTACTACCTTAACAACAGTTTCTTTACCAAGTTTGTTGAATGTAATAACGGCATCTAAACGATTACGGAACTCTGGTGCAAAGAATTTCTTAAGTTCTTTATCGCTGTAGTCTTTTTCTTGACTACCAAAGCCGATATTGTTCTTTTCAGCGTCCTGCGCACCAGCATTGGTTGTAAGAATTAGCACAATGTTACGACAGTCAGCACGTTTGCCGTTTGAACCAGTAATAAAACCATTATCCATCATTTGCAACAATACTGTGCTGACATCTGGATGACTCTTTTCAACTTCGTCAAACAACAGAACAGCATTGGGATTCTCTTGAATCTGTGTAATCAGCAAGCCTGCATTTTCTTCAAAGCCAACATAACCTGGAGGGCTACCGATCAGTTTACTGATGCTGTGCTTTTCTTGATATTCACTCATATCAAAACGTAACAACTTGGTACCTAAGTGTTTAGCCAGACTTTTGGCCGTTTCAGTCTTACCGCAACCAGTCGGGCCCATGAATACAAAACTACCAACGGGCTTGTTCTCTGGTTTAAGTCCAGCTTGAGCAACGATAATTTTGTCTACAATTTCTTCAATAGCATTATCTTGACCAAACACATCGGCATTCACGTTATCTTGCAGTTTGGCAATGCTTGAACTTTCACTTTCCATGATTTGCTCTTCGGGCATAGCAACCATCTTAGCAAGCTCATATTGAATTTCACGTTCTCCAATAACACGATCATCTGCCATCTTTAAGTTAAAGCGACTACATGCTACGTCGATTAGGTCAATAGCCTTATCTGGTAGTTTCTTATCAGCTTGATATTTAACGCTTAACTTAATAGCCGCTTGTAGTGCATCATTACGAATCTTGACATTGTGGAATGACTCGTAATACTTCTTAATACCTTGCAAGATACTGTAAGTCATTTCTTGAGTAGGCTCGTCAACAGTAATGCGTTGAAAACGACGCATCAGCGCACGATCCTTTTCAAAGTGCTTGCGATATTCTTCCCAAGTAGTACTGGCCACAACTTTAATGTTGCCTTTGCTTAGAGCAGGTTTCATCATGTTAGCGAGATCATTAGCTGAATTACCAGCAGATCCTGCGCCAGAGATCATATGTGCCTCGTCGATGAACAGCACAGTCTTACCTTTCTTCTGCAGAGCTTTGATAACATGTTTAAAACGTTCTTCAAAGTCTCCGCGGTACTTACTGCCAGCCAACATGGCACTAATATCCAAACTGTATACTTTGTATTCTTTTAGGAAATCTGGAACAGCACCCTTGACGATATTATAAGCAAGTCCCTCTGCTATAGCAGTCTTACCTACACCAGGATCTCCTACAAGAATCACGTTGTTCTTACTGCGACGACCTAAGGCCAAACTAATATTTTCAAGTTCGTCAATACGTCCAATAACAGGATCAATTTTGTTCTTAGTAACTTGATCGTTAAGATTAGTAGTAAATGCCGCAAGTGCTCTAGTTAGTGTATTGCTTTCAGGAGCTTCGTCGTCTGAAACTTCTTCAACGCTGTTGTTGATAAAGTCGGCAAATTTATCGCGGTCAATGCCAGCTTGCTGAATATAAAAATGAGCCCAACTGCGTTTTTCACCCATCATGGCAATAAACACATCTGTACTTTCTATACGTTGACGTCCGTTAAACAACACCTGGGTAAATGCACGATTAAGCACACGTTCTACACTTTGTGTCTTGCGAGGTTTGACCACAACATCTTGGACTACTATTTCACCGCAGTTATTGTTCAAATAAGTAGTGAGATTTTTTTTAAGATCGTCGGCATTGGATCCAAAGTTTTTAATACATTCTTTAAAGTTATCTTCTGATAGCATTGCTAATAGAATATGCTCTATGGTCAGGTATTCGTGATGTAGTTTTTTTGCAGTTTCAATTGCTTTTTCAAATACTGCTTGTAGGTTATCACTTGGTTCAACCATTACTTTCTTCCCTTTTTCTTTAATAATTTCTTTTTAGCTAGTGCTAGTTTTAATGGACTAATATGTTCTGTAAAACAAATACCATCCAAATGGTCTAGTTCATGTTGAAAACATCTTGAATCTATTCCAGTTAGTTCTATTATACGCTTATTTCCTTGTCTGTCAAGGTATCCGACAGTAATATTATTATGACGTGGAACTTTTAAAAATAATTCCGGAAAGCTCAAACATCCTTCATTATCTTCAACCATGTCGTTGTCTCCATGTAAGATATACGGGTTGAACATGCAAAAAGGAACTTGGTCTTTAAGATGTATGGCAAACACTCTTTTGAGTAATCCCACTTGGTTTCCCGCAAGACCAATACCTTTACTTTCAATCATAAGTTGAACCATGTCAACTTCGACTTCTTTTGCATTTAAGTCTGTTTCAAAATTCCAATCTACAGCTTTTTGTTTAAGTATAGGATCAGGAAATTTTACTAATTTCATCGTTTATCTGACGTAGTTTTGCCACGAGAGCTGGATCTTCTATAGAAGGTGCTTTAATATTAATTACACTAACAAACCTACCCCTGCCGCCATGGTTTACATTTTGAAATCCATTACCAGCACTGGCAAATTCTACTCCGGATTCCACTCCAGGGCGTATATCTAAATCAAGTTTAGTTCCATTGATAATTTTAACAGTTTTTTTGCAACCTATCATTGCTTCAATAGGATTGATATGTACCGTTGTATACAAGTCGTCGCCTTGACGTTTGTAATTTTGATCTGGCAATACTACTATAGTAACATTAAGATTACCTCGCGGCGCACCAGGCATACTATCGTCGCCTAACTCGCCATAGCGAATAGTTTCACCGTGCTGTATACCAGCCGGCACATTAATAACTACAGTTTGAGTCCGACCACTTGGTAATTTATAATTTGCTTCAAGCTGTTTTCCAACATAAGAATCTAGTAATGTGATCTGACATTGAATATTTAAATCTCGATTGCGTCGCATTTGACCTCGATGTCCGCCAAATATGTCCGCAAATGGATGACCTTGTGGAAAAGGGCTTCCGCCTCCGAACATATTGCCAAACGGATCAAATGGATTGCCAGTATTGAAGTGGAATTGCTGTCCACCGTATTGTCGCTGATGGTCGTATTCAGCTTTCTTTTGTGGATCGCTTAGGTTGTCGTATGCAACACTAATATCTTTGAACTTGGCTTGATCACCACCCTTATCTGGATGATGTTTATTAGCCAAAGTTCGGTATGCTTTTTTAATTTCGTCCGGGCTAGCATTTTCGTTAATGCCTAGTGTTTGGTAATAATCAGTCATAGTCGTAAAAAAGGCTCCGTTAATAATAGTAATTATACTATCTTAAGCGGAGCCTGTCAAGTATTTGGATTACTTTTTCTTGTCTGGAACTGCTTCGCCTTCGACTTTCTTGTGAACTTTGATTTTTTTACAATCTTCGGCTTGCTTGCCAGTTTTCTTATCCATTACTGCCTTGCCTGCTTTGTCCACTTTTGGTGTGCAAACTTCTTTAGTCTCTCCACCTGCATAAGCCATGCCAGTAGTAGCTACTAGGCAAACTGAATAAATGCCTACAATATATAATGCCGCTAATAATTTTTTCATTTTAATTTCCTTATATTGCTGGTTGGCCAAAATCTGGCACAATCTTTTTACCACTTGCAGTTGTGTCTACGGTTGGTGTTGTCCCCCAACTTGCTGGCGGCGTAAAGCTACTTGCTGTGTTCCCGCCAAGTGGTGCTGACCCAAAACCTGTGCTGGGGGAACTGAATCCTCCTGTTGTAGGTGGGCTAAATGCTGGAGCCCCGCTCGCAAATCCTGTTGTTGGTGCCGGTACTTGTGCTCCGCCATTGTTTGCTCCGTTTAGTTTTTCTTGTGTACGACCAAATGCCGCGATACCTAACACTGCACCCATTGCAATGTGGAATAAACCAGCACCTTGCAAGGTCAATGGATTCCATTGTGTAATTTGTGTATGGGTAAATGTTTGTAATAGGCTCCATAAGATTGGAAATACAATCATGTCCATGGTACAGACTAGCATATACATCCAGCCCATCATTGGACGCCACTTGGAATTCATCCAATCTTCTTTTTTTGATTCGCTTGTCACTTGGTCTGCCATAGTTCGCTCCTGTTGGCTTAATAGTAGTATTTATTTGATACTGTCAAATATCTTTTTCTGGCTGTTATACCAGTCAATCCAGCTGTCTACGCTGTCCTTACAAGCATAATATTGCCCGTAATTGTCAACAACTACCGGCAAAACCTCGCTCAACTTGGTAGTTTCCGCTGTTTGTTTCAAATCAGGGCATGCTACTAACATATCTTTAGGAACATCTGGAAATTTTACAGTTACTGGTACTGTGGTGCAACCTGTAATTAACAATGCAGTTACTATAATAAGGTGTTTCATTTTTTAACCTCCTCAATAGTAACACTTCCTTTTTTCATAGGATTTTTAGCGGCATCGTTTAGATCTTTAATTACTTCTGGAGCAACTTTACATTCTGCGTCAATAATCTGTGCTTCTTTAACAATACGCTCTTTAACGGTAGTAATGTATTCTTTTCTGATAATTGCTTTCTTTTTACGCTCTTGCTCCAATTTAGTATTAACTTGCTGGCTTTCAGCCTCAGCTTTGGCAACTTTTGCTTGAGCTTCTTCTACCTTAGCTCGCCAGCGCATTTCAGTGTCGTATCCGCCACGTAACCATACACCCAACACAAGTAATACTACACCAACGGGTTTTAAAAACCTCACGTAATTGCCATAAAAAGGAATCCATCGCCCTAGCCAACTGGCCGCAATTCCACTAATACCTACAGCAATAATTAACCAATACAACCAGTTGAGTATTGCGTCCGGAATCAGACTAATTATCCACTGAATCTGACCCATACATTATCCTTGTAGAATGTGTAATGCGTGAGTATAATGGTTTTGACGATCTTCTAAGCCCAATGTCCCGCCGTTAATACGTTTGGTCATTGTTAGGATGTCGCCACTGTCTGCGTATTGATTTAAATTGTTGGCTTCCCAAAACCAAGCGGCACTTTGTACGCAACCTTCGAATGTAGTTAAGTGTTCGCTTGCTTCGTCTAGCGTTTGCTCTGTGCTTGCGGCATAACGGCTATAGTTGTCTTTACCAGTTAACTGAATAAGTCCGCGTCCACAAAACTTCCAACCATCGCCTGACTCTTCTGGGCCGTTGCCCATGCGATTAGCGTATGCTCTATTGGCAATTTTTTCTGGTTGTTGTGCATAGGCATTGGCAACATCCATGTTAGGAAAATAACGTGGCCATACTTTACAAAGACTTGCGGCTTTGTAATTTAAATTTTCTTTAATTGCTTTAAAGCCGCCTGACTCGTGTGCGCACTGTGCTAAGAAGGCCGCAACACGTGGCACTGTATCGATGTCATAGTCTGGAAGTATTTCGCATAACGCTTCAAACCAATGTTCAGCATAAGGGTTTTTACCAATAATTGCTTCGAACTTTGCTTGTGTAAAATCAAATTTAAAATCGCTCATCTTATTTCCTTTCAAGGGCAACTGCCCAGCCATTATTTTCAAATATAAATGTATTACTAATTTTATTAATATTGTAATTCCCAATGACCTTAGTTAAAAACATAACTTCGGCCATATCTTTGCTTTCTAAAACAATTGGGCCTTTAATGCTGTCGTATACTTTGTTTTTATTACCACTGGCTACAATATCAAAAGTCACTGTTCCACTATAAGGTCTAGTAAAACTAATGCTTTCATCTATAAGTTTAATTTCGTCAGCATAGCTATTCTTAAAAAACTCTTGGAAATTATCCATAGTGTTTCGTTTAGTAGCAAGTTCGTAAGAATCTTTATCTTGTGGAACTGCTATATTAATATTTTCAATATTAGCTTCTTGGCTTTTAAAATTTTTAAAATATCTAAATCGCATGTGATCAAGATTAGCTAATTTTTTAACACCTTCTAATATTTCTAATATTTGTTCAGCAATATGTCTGCCGCGCTCTAATTCTACAAATACAAAATAACTTCCGTCATCAGTTTCGCCTGCTGTACAATCTGCATCTAGTACAAAACTATATCCCATTTCAATAAAATTTTCAAGATCCTTAGCGGCATCTTCGTGTTTGACTTCAAAACTTACAACAACGACTTGATCGTCATCCCCAATTTTACTTTTAAACGCATCGATGCCAAATACTTTTTTAACCAAGTATTCAAGATCTCCAGCACGTAAACTTTCTGTTAATTGCATGTTAATCCTTAAACTGGAGCTGGTGCTGGAGCACCACCGGGCGGAGCAGTCATTCCTGGTGTCGGCGCAGGGCCTGCTCCCGGAGTCATACCTGGTGCAGTTGGTGCCGGTGCGCCTGCGGCATTGGCGGCCACAGCAGACTTAGGTGCTTCTGCTGTTTTGCCTTCATTTTTCATCTTGTCCATATAACCTTTGTAGATATCAAATGCAATCTTTTTAGGCATTTGGATTTCTACAATCCAAATAGGATGACGGTCTAAACGACCTTTTTTGCTGTTAGGACGAATGTCTTCTGCTGTACGAATTTTGCGCGGCTCTATTAAGTGACTCTTTTGATAACTGATTTTGCAACCTAATTCCATTAGACGCTTACCAGCAGTGGGGTCAGGCATTTTATTTTGCGGCCACATAAACCCAGCTGTGATCCAATGACGATCCACACGTGGTCCATAAGCTAATTCGCCTTCTTCCCAGTTTTCGTACACATACGTATCCATCTCGTCTAACACACGTTCAAAGTCTTTAAGCACAGCCAGACTACTGTTGTTTTCGTATAAATCTTGTATGTTCTGTATTACGTCTAAAATATCATGCATGTTGGGTTCCAGAAACTTGTATACTTATTTAGCTGGTTTGAAACGATAACATAACAGTTTATTATTCTGTGTATTCGTTAAATAATAGTGTAGGACCTCTGTAGTTATCAGGGCGGTCACTGCAAGTCTTACTTTAACCAGTAAAGTAGGAGCTAAACTAGATGAGTAAACAACGAGTGAAAAAGCGTTTTACATCAGAAGTTAATATCATTGATTTCCAGCCGTATCTTCCGGCAAAAAAGCAACGTGTTAATATTAATGCACGTAATGCTAATCAGAAACTTTATCTTAGCAAATTATACGAAGAATCCACTAGCATAGTACTTGCTATCGGACCTGCCGGCACGGGTAAAACCATGCTAGCCGTACAGTTTGGTATTAAATTGTTTCAGGAAGGCAAAGTTGACAGAATCGTGGTAACAAGACCCGCCGTGTCCGTAGATGAGGATTTAGGCTTCTTACCAGGTGACTTGAATGAAAAGATGGCACCTTGGACAAGACCTATATTCGATGTCTTGGGCGAATATTATCAAAAGAAAGAAATAGCCAACATGTTGGAGGAAGGTGTTATTGAAATAAGTCCACTTGCTTATATGCGCGGCCGCACATTTAAAAATGCTTATATCGTCGCTGACGAAATGCAAAATGCCACAGTTAATCAAATGAAAATGCTACTAACCCGTTTAGGAGAGGGCTCTAAGATGGTAGTGACAGGAGATCTAGCTCAAGCAGATAGAATAAACGACAATGGGTTAATTGATTTTTGTAACCTAATTGCCAAAAAAGAATATTTAGAGCACATTGATATTATTCAATTTGATGCTCGTGACATCGAACGCCATAATGCCGTGAAGGAGGTGTTAGCGGTTTATGGAGAATAAAGCGGCAACGCTTTAGATAGTCATTAAAAAGGGCCTTTGCGGCCCTTTTTTATTAGGATAAATGACCTAGTCGGATCAGTGTTGCCGCCAGATTAATTTCTGGATCTGCAACAAACGTATGGTCTACTAGACCTTGTTTAATGATCAAGACAGCTTTGTCTTGTGTAGCTTCTTCGCCAAACAATGTGATATTATCATACAACCAGCGATAGATATCCTCCATTTCATCTGGACGAGCACGACCGCATAACAATTTCCTAGCATCGGAAATCTTACCTGCTTTAAACAATTCAACCATTTCGACTTTATAATCGCTTACTCCACTGTCGCTGGTCTGCGGACTCATCAGTTTGCCTTCCATACTGTGTTGTTGTAACAGATTAATACACTTACGCAAATCCGGATATACGCTTTTAACATAAGTATCTAAGGTATCTAGATCAAACTCAATATTTTCTTCTACTAGAATAGTAGCCGCCCGAGCTGTATATTCAGTTTGGTCAATGCTGGCAAAATGCATTTGTTGACAACGACTGTGTAGTGCTGGCACAATCCTGTTAGGAGTGTTGCAAGTTAAGATAAATCTACTGTGATCACTGTATTCTTCCATGACGCCTTTAAGTGCGTCTTGTGCTTCCGGACTAAGTCGATCAGCTTCGTCTAATAACACAACCTTAAATGGGCCAAACGGAATCATTTGCACAAAGTTAGTAATCTTTTCTCTAACAACTTCGCGAATACCAGTATCACGACTAGCATTAACTTCCAAAATATCAAAGTCTGGAATACCTAGTTCTTGCATCAGAACTTTAGCTAGAGTAGTTTTGCCAATGCCTGGGCTACCGCTTAACAATAAATGTGGAATACTGCCATCTTTAATCCATGATTTAATTTGTTTCTTTTGGCCTTCGTCCCTAAACACATAGTCGTCTAGTGTCTTCGGACGATATTTTTCTACCCATAACTGCTTCATTCTGTATCCTTAACAAACTGTTTCAAATTCGGCGGAGTCCAACCAACTGGTTTTAGTACTTTCCCGTCTTCACGCTTACGAACCTTGCCGGTCTCTTTATCAATCTTAGCAAAGTTTGTATTCATTACTTCCTTCCAGCCGCCTTCTGAATCTGCGCCCATACTATGCATGGCACCAATACATACTACTACAATGTCTAGTAGTGCGTCAAGTGTTTCGACCCTGTCCTTGTGATTAAGTGCTAGGACCAGTTCTTTACATTCTTCTTCAATCAATTTAAGATACATGTTAAATTGATCTTCATTCCAATCACCTACTGTTTGATCGCAGGCTTTCATAAATTTTTCTTGATCGCGAAAAGGATTTGTCATTATAGTATGTCCGGTGTAAGTTTTTTAATTTGATCTCGATTTTTTGAAATAGTGTCAACCATATTGTGATAGTCGAGTTCGTCTAAGGCAGTTCGATAAATGCTTAAGGCCTGTGTCATCATAATAGCGGCTACAGCCATAGCACCATGTTGTTCCATCATCATGGAAGCAAATTCTAATTGCCTGTGGTAAAGTTCATCCATCTCTGGATCATTGTAATTTAACATATAGTTTATATTGTACAGGTGAAAACAGGACTAGTCAATAGTCCTGTTACTCGAAGTGAGTGTATTATTTTGGATGGAAATCGTATTCTGGAGGACTTAAATCAATAGAGGTCAACCCAAACGACAGTTCCTTTGGCTTGTCATCAGCTGACATCAACATACAATTGGTGTCTACACGAAATATTTTGCGTGTAGTACCGTCAGTTTCTTCCACAGTGATAGCTCTAGTCCAACGACCGTGTTCAATAAGGATCCATTCGCCTACTTTGATATCTTTTTGTTGCGGGCCAACAGCATATACTCGCCCCCAACGAGGTTTGATACCTTCAGTCTTACCATCATCGCTAGGTATGTAAATACCACCGGCACTAATTTGTTCGTCAAAACTCATGTCGGTAACAAACACGTTGTCACGTATGGGCAAAATTTTGCCTTGTACTGTGGGTTTAAATCCTACGTGGCCAATACCTTTTGAATCCATCATTACTCTTTCCCTTCTGGATCTTGATCAGAAACATCTTTTTTAACAATAATAGTCGGTGCTACAGGTGGTACTGCAACAACTGGTGCGGGCGGTACTGCACGTATGTTGACTTGATCTGGAACTGGTGCTGGAGCATTGCTAGCGGCAATAATTTCTTCACGCTTGCGTACAATTTTTCCACCTGCGCCTAATTCATCGCCACGGGCATTAACTCGCATGTTGCCAACAGCAGGTGTTGTTTCATTTAAGTTAATTAACTTATTCATATCAATTTCTTTACCTTGCATACTGCGGTAAACAGTTTTTGGTTGTTCTTTCATTGCCATATTAATCTCCTTGGATTATAATAGTACTTATCTCAGGAATTCACGCCAGTCTAAATTATAGGCTAAACTATCTATTTTATGAACTCCTATCAAATATAACACATAACTTGCTACACTCGACCCTCTGCCTACACCCCATAGAATTTCTTTTTCTTCTAAAGTATCTACCAAATATTTAAGGTAGTACAATAAATCCATCATGCCGTGCGCTATAAATGCTTCTAATTCTTCGCTAACTCTGGTTGTTTGTTCTGGAGTAGTACACATTCCGTATAACATTTCTACTAGATTTGCACAGTAGTCCTTGGGCATAAACCAAAGTTGTTGACTGGCCCTGTCGTAATCTTGGATATTATTGTGAGTTTCGTATGGCGTAACAAATCTAAAACCAATTTGTTCTTCTAGTTGTTTTACAGCATCAGTGCGTTCAACAATCATGGTGTCGTCCACATTAAATTGATATCCATTATAAATGGCATCAAATAAATCGTGTTCTTCAAAGATTGGATTACTGTATTTGTCTAGGCGCATTTACCTAGTTTAACTGATATTGATCAGTTTGTCAAGTCCTTTATCACGGCTAGACATCATTTTTTCATATTCGGCTTGACGTCGTTTGCTTGTTTCTGCTTTATAGGTATCCAGCAAAGTACTTATTTGTTGTTGCACACCAAAATTATTAGTCAAAAAATACTTTCGAGTTAGATCATTGATTTTATTTTCTAACTCGGAATCTTTTAAAGCACTAAGATCGCCTGCCAATGGATGCATTAATGATACTCGCCTAAATATTTAATGTAAACATTAGTACCGGCGTCGTATGTCCATGCTTCAATCACTTTGATATTGTTACTAGTACTAGATGTTAATGTTGCAACCGCGGTAGCAGTTACTCCAGCAGTAGGCGCACTAATGGTAACAGTTGGAGCAACAGTAGTATAACCATCTCCTGCAGAAGTAAGATTAATAGATTTTATTCCGTTAGATACTGTAGCTTTTGCGTTGACACCCGATCCGCTAATTGCTGTTAAAGTATATGTACCTGGATATGGTCGATTCAATGTACCACTGCTAACTACGGTAAATGCTGTGATTGCACCTGTACCTTGTGTAATTGTGGCTACTTGTAAAATAACATCGCTGTGTGCATCGATAGCCAATTGATCGCCAACTTGGAAACCTGTGCCACCAACTGATACAGTTGCACTAACGATTTGATATACAGCCGTTGCTGTAGGGCTAGTACCGCCTGACAATACCGGGCTAGTAAAACTTATGGTTGCCGGTGTAGTGTATCCAGAATTAGGAGTACTATTAATGTTAGCATTGGTTACTTGAATACTGTCAACTCCTTCGCCTCCTACTGTAAATCCTAAAGTAGTAGTTCCTGGCAATGTTGGATAATCGGTAGCATAATGAATTGTGCCAGATCGTTCTGTACTAAAACTAACAGTTCTAACTCCAGCGCCGTCGCCAACTAAAATAATTTGTATTTTAGCCCATTGACCGGTAGTTGACGGCCAGTTCACAAATGTTAAGGTAGGATTTCCAGCCAGTTTAAATTTTTGTATAGGGCCACTGGTTAAATCTATATTTGCATTGGCACTGATACCTAACAAGCTACCGTCAAAATATACGCCGTAAAATTGACTATACAATGCATTGTATATTGTACTGCCTAGCATGTTATTTTGTACAGTGGTAGTGCCTGTTGCTAAATCTGCTTTTAATATTGTATTAGATTGCAATGCTGTAATTTCTGCTTTGGCAACACCTAGCCCAGCTGAAATAGCTGTAAAGTTATCTCTAAATCCCTGACTGTTGTTATCTTGTCCGGCAACTGGGTAAGTTGTGTTAATTGCACCGTAATTAATCTGACTGGTCATACTGTTATCCTATCGTTTTTGAATACTAGGTATTTATCGCTTGTGTAACCGGTGACAGAATCTATTATATATCGGTCCACGGTGTAATCTAAATCTTTAAAATCAAACCCGCTATTTTCAATTAATAGCTTTATCCCTGCACTTTTACCCACTAAACAATAACAAATAGGAACGGCAAGCACAAATCCTATTTCTTGTTTAGTGCCCGGTTGAATACTGCGCATCCATAAAGGCAAATAATTGCGTTCTGTTAGGCCGGTTTGCCCAATACGATACTGCCAATTCGTTATACTACTGGGGAAAAACTTACTTACATTTGAATTGCTAATTTGATACCCTGTACTATCGGCAGTTACCACTTCTAATGGTCTACTGTTGCTAGGAGCATTTGCAGTCAAATCCGACAGATTTCTACTCCACAAATTTGGAACACTATCAATAGTTATGGTATCGGACTGATGTCCTCTACTTTTTATAGATGTTGGCAAATGTAATCCGTTAGGTTCTAATGGGTCTAGCATTTTTAAATAAACAACTTCGTATACCGCTGTTGTAGTTCCCGGCAAGTAAGCTACAGCAGTTTCTACACTATTAAATATAAATCGTTTGCGTTTATGATTAAGCCCCATAGCTGAAGCAAGTTTTGCCGCACTATTGGTTTGGATTCCTGCATAGGCAACCATGCTAAGATTATATTGTAATCCAAAGTTTGGATCATTTGATCTGTAAATTGATTGTGGCGCAAACACTGTGGTGTTGTTCATAAAACTCTTAAATGCAGTTCGTTGAGTATTATTCAAGTATGGCTGTACTCGTATGTTACTGTAGGCAATAGCGTTAGGTACATCTATGTTTACTGTAAATGTTCGAGATACCGCACTGTAACCAAATTGATCTCTAGCTTCTACAGTGAACGAATACGAACGATCAACAGTGGTAGCGGCTACATCGAATGTTAGATTGCCATGGTCAAAGCTGGTTAAGCCCAATATGTGGTTGGCTGGGTCGGGGAATTGTATAACTTTACCGATTATTTCGCCATCGGTGGTTAAAGTGAGCCCGTTAGGCAACACTCCTTGAGTAACCGTATACAATACAACTGCATTTAAAATTGTTGTTGTAGCACTTACCCGTAGCGTAGAAATATAGTTTGCATGAATAGTTCCAAGATTGCTTGGAGTGTTCCAGGTAATTACGCTGTCTATTTCGCCTATGATTGTTATAGTAAATGTTCTGCTTGAGCTAAGACTATCACCTTTATTACCCGGACGAGTTGCAGTCAACGTAAATGTATAGATAGTAGTAATAGCTGGTTGGTACGGAACATTTCCGTATAATTGCGCAGTGTTTAAATCAAAACTCATACCAGGTGGTAGTGAGCATAGTGTGCCTATGTAAAATATAGTGCCGTCTGGAATATTCTGTAATAATGTAGACGAAATATATACTCTATAAACTCCGTTACCTAAATTAATTACGTTGCTAATTCTATAAGTTTGTCCGGTCGCTCCAGGAATAATTCCTTCAAAACAAATATATTGTCCTATCGCAATATTGCCTTTAACATTGGTTACTGTAAGATGGTTACTACGAAACGAATTGTCAGTGTTGGATATATTAATACTGGTAGCACGGACTTCTCGATTAATCACTTCTTGATTATAATATACATTATTATTATCGTACAATGCTACTGGAATAGTAAGATAGTTACTGGCTCTGAATATACCCAAGTTAGGATTAGATAACCACACTGGCTGACGCAAATAAGTGGCATCTGCGGTAAATCCTTGATTACCAACAAATCCATCCAAACTGGTGTTGTCAGCACGGAATGTATCATCACCTACTACAAATATTCTAAAAATTCTCTGAGCTATTTTGTAACCGTCTGTTACTGTTACTTTAAACTGGTAGTTGACGTTAAGACTGATAGGCTGACCGTCCGGTAAATTGTAATCATAAAACACATCATCGTAAAAATATGTATCAAATCCGTTGGTAGACAGTGTGGCAAAGTCGTAGGCTACAGCGTCATAAGTAGATTCGTCGTAGGTGCCTTTTCCGTCCGCTGGTGTAATTTTAAGAGTAGGCTTTATGTATCCGGTAATCAATCCAGTGGAGTCCATACTTAGACCTGGAGGCAAAGAACCGTCTCCGGATGCTATGTAATAAGTTAAAATGTTTCCAAGGGCTTCGTCAAGATCAAATGCTTCTATTTTATAATTTACATAAGTTCTGTCAAGTGCGTACAGTTGTTGATGAATACCTACCGGCAATGCTCCTGCGGCTGTGACAAATGTGGGAACATTAACAGCACGGGTAGTTATGCTGAATGTTCTATCAGCAATGCTTACACCATTAGAGGCTCTTATGCAAAATGTAAATGTAGTATCAGTGGCAACAATATAAGGATAGCCAATGATGTGTGAACCGGATATTTGTAATCCGCCAGGTAAAGCACCACTGATTATATTATAAGTAAATGCCGCTGGATCCGTAGCGGGATAATTAACGCCTCCGGCAGTATCAGTTGTAATGTAATCAACACCATTTATAGCAGTAGGCAAATATAAATCAGAACGTTCAACAGCTACAAACGCATCGAGTTGCATGCGAACAGTATCAGTGTTTCTAAGTATAATTTTCGATAATGTTTGAGATTGCAACCAGTCAAAGTCTCCAGGTGCCCATGGCTGGTTTTCCCAGTATAGCGCATCACCATCGCGTAGTCTTATCATCTGGCTTGATATGATATTTTGAAAAGTTTGTCCTACCATAGCACCGGGAACTGGAGTTTCGGCTAACCCTCCGACCCACAAATCAATATTATTAATATTAGTATATGCAGTTTGTAAAGCGGAAGCTACTACGCTGTCTGTAGTTATTTGACTAAATGAAGTGTACGCCGATAATCCTAATGCTGTACGCATTTGATTTAAACTTGGTAATCCAGCATCACGTCCACGTTGTATATTAGTTGCGGCAAGATCCATTGCGGCAGGCGGATCATTTAATAAATTACGCAAGTCTTCAATGATATGTACATCTAATTTATTACTGATGTCGCTGGCTAATTTGCGTATAAACCCGTCAGCACCGCCATTACGTTCAAACTGTGCAGGTGTTAAAAAGAAAGCCTGAGCCAATGTCAAAGACTCTAAAATGTTACCCTGTTCGTCTACACGATCTTGCGCACCTGATACAATACTATGACCAAATCTCATTGCTGCCACAGCAAACTCTACAGTTACGCTGGCATCGATATTTGTTTTAAAACCTGTATATGCCGGAATAGTTGAAGCACCGACAATCTTTGGCAACCATTCTTTATATGTTATATTTTGAAATTCGGCAATAACTATGTTGCGAGCACGTTGATATAATTGTTCTCCAGTCCATGTTGGATGTAGTACTTTTAATCTGTCAACATGCCAGTTATGTTCTCTGATGAATAGTGTTTGTATAGACGTTAAATCTGGATTTTCTGTGCCTCGAGGATCTCCAAATACAAAACTATTATTAACAACAGGTGCATATTGTCCATTAGAGCTGGTAGACAATTTGCCAGTAGTTGCAGGTTGACCGCCTTCTCTTAAATTAATAGGATTTTGAAAAACAGTTGGACCTTGTGATACACCTGGAGGATAGGCAAGTCCATAAACAACACTACAATCTATCCAGCCAGTGACATCATTTATTGGCAGTGCTGTATGACCAGCTATACCTGTTCCTGGGGCAATAGCACTACGATTAACTGGAATATGACTTCCGGGAGTTAAATTAGTGTCACCTGCCGGCACAACAACATCTATGTTAGTACTACCAGGTCGAGCAAATTCTAAATCGTGTGTTAAAAATTGTCCAAATGCATACATGAATCCGCTATATCCAGTAGGATCAGTTTCTTCACCTTCGTTGACTTGATCCCACACTACTAAATTACTAACAGTGCGAGCATTAGGCAAATCATTACGCATTTGATAAATGCCGTCTACATAACTGTTTACAGCATTACGAATAAAAGGGGCACCGGCACTATTTCGTAAAGTAGCAACCGGATGATGTCCTTGCCCGGTATAACTGGGATTAGTTAATGCCCCGCCAATAGGTAAGGCAATATTTACTGATGTTTGTTCAGTAAAAGTGCCGAGACTTGCTCCCGACTGTTTTGTCCATACATCTAAAGCCATTAGATAATTGTTCCAAAATTTACTTGTAGTTGGGGCTTAGGATCTACCAGCTGACCCATGTCAACAGTGTATCCTCTAAAATTAGTGTCAAGACCCGCCGGAGTTTGTATAGACCCCATGTCAACATTTACAGTACCTGATTCAATAATCATGCTGACTAAAAAAGACAAATTAGGAACATCAATGCCGCGTACTGTAGTTTGGGTATCGCCTGGCCCGACAATATTGTGTCCAGCTAGATTTAAATTAGCTGACAGTGTGGGAGCAAGATCGTTAGCCAGTCGTGTGTTAGCATGTAAGTTGACTGTGGTAGAAGTATTAGTAAACGTAACTGTACTGTCTGTACTAGTTAATGTTTTAAACTGTAAATTCACACCATCACGTGACGCATACACACCGGTGCCACTGCCCACGTTGGCTCCGCCTAAAATAGTAAATTCTGTATCTAATGCGGCAAAATTGTCGTTTACTTTAAGAAACGCAGTACGCAAGTCATCGCCAGTACCGTCGTTTGCGTAGTTACCTAAGTTAATCTGTTGTAATGGCATGTTCTGCTCCGTTTAGTATATTTACCGTATTAGACTGCTGTGAATGTTGTTGTCAATGCTAATAAGGTAATTGCTGTTGATATCTTATTGCAAGTTCCGTATTGGAATACCGGACCAGTATATAATACCACATTGCCTGCAACACCATTAATAGCACGATTGGTTGCTTGTGCGACTGGCACGTTGAATGTACATACACCAAACTGCATACTTGCTGTGCCACTCATTGTGACACCATACGTATTGGCCGCTGTACTAGTATTGTTTAGAATACAGTTGCCCATGCCAAA